ATCTATCAGGAGGATGTTATTAAGTTCTTGCAACAGATTTGCGGCTTTTCCGGTTCTGATGCAGATAACACGCGCCGTGCTATTGGTCGTAAGGATGAAGAGCGTTTGAAAAAAGCGCTTCCTCAGATTCTTGAGGGATATTGTGAAAAGTCAACGCAGCCGCGTAATATTGCGGAGCAGGAGGCGAAAGAGTTCCTACAAATTATCGAAGACGCTTCCAGCTATATGTTCGGTTATAATCATTCAATTGGTTATTGTATGATTGGCTATTTGTGTGCTTATCTCCGCTATTATTATCCGTTTGAATTCATCACTGCATATTTGAACAATGCAAATAATGAGGATGATATTAAAAACGGAAGCGCACTTGCCGAACTGTACGGAATTCAGATTGTTCCTCCGAGGTTTGGCTTGTCAAAAGACAAGTATCTGTTTGATAAGAAGTCCCAAGTAATTGCTAAGGGTATTGAGTCTATCAAATACATGAACAGCACTGTGGCGAATGAGTTGTACGAAATCTCTCAAAAACATAAGCCAAATACTTTCATGGAGTTGCTGTGTCTAATGGCGGTTGAGAGTTCGTTAGATACAAGGCAAAGAGATATCCTTATCAAGATTGACTACTTTAGAGATTTTGGTAACATCCCAGAGCTAAGCAGAATCGTCAGTTTCTTCTCATTCTTCAAAAACGGCACAGCAAAGCGAGTTCAGAAAGATAAACTGAGCGATGAGATGATTAAGCTGGTTTCTCAGTATGGCACAGATAAAAACAAAGACGGAACATCTGGTAAATCATTTGTGATTACAGATATTGGCGGCTTGCTTGTAGCTTGTGAGAAAGCTGTAAAATCACTTAATCTCCCCGATGTTGATTTGAAAAATAAGATTCAGACGCAGCTTGAGCTTATGGGGTATATTGATCTGACAACAAAAAAACCAGAAGATCGCCGTAAACTTCTGATTACGGATGTGTTTCCCCTTGTAAGCAAAAAGGATAATAACATCTGGGGATATGCAGTTCAAACAAGGTCAATCGGTAGTGGTAAGGCTGCGCGGCTTACTATTCGTAGCTATCGGTATAAAAAGAATCCTATTAAGAGATTCGATATTATTCAGGCAAAAGAGTTAGGAAAAAACAAGAGTGGGTATTGGTATTTGCTCGATTACGAACTAATTGCCTAAACAAGAAAGGACGTAACGAACATGTGTGGTAAACACTTAGCAAAACGCAAAAAAAATCATGCACCACTGGTTGCTGTACTTGCAATCTGTGCTATCGTGGCTGTTGTTATTACAGAAGTAATAAGCTGTTCTCAGGACGCAAAGGCGTATGAGTTTTATGATTCATACAGTTATCCCGTGACTACATCATATGTAATTCCGTCAAAAGAAATTGTTGTAGACAATACGGAAGAATTTGATGTTGAAGCTGAGGACATTGAGTATGTCGATGTCGAATTTGCAGACTTGGTTATTAACGAACCAGAAGCAGTTGTCGAATCAGAGCCGCCATATTCGGAAGAAGATCTTGATTTACTTGCGAGGTTGATAACGGCAGAAATGGGAAGCGAATGGGTTCCGGATGAGGTGCAGTTATATGTCGGCAGCGTACCACTCAACAGAATGAAGAGCGATGCTTTTCCAGGTGAGACATTATACGATGTGGTCTACCAAAAAGGTCAATACTCCCCGACTTGGACTGGTGCTATTAACAACACACCAGATGAACGCACGATTGAAAATGCCAAGAAACTCCTAACAGAAGGCAGCGTTTTGCCAGAAAATGTTGTGTTCCAAGCGAATTTTAAGCAAGGTGATGGTGTTTACTATGAATACTATGATGAGATCCTTGGCACAACCACTTATTTTTGCTACTTAGGAAATAGTTAAACAATCGGAGGAATGAGGATTGAAGATTGTAAAACCAAATGCTGAACTTATGTTTGCCCCAAATAATGATGATCTTTTTGCATTAAAGCACTTAGAGTCAGTCGGGAGAACATGCTATAAGAGCGAAAACAATATTACCGATGATTCGTGTATCAATTTTGTTTCCGGAATTATTAAGCGTGGACATGAAGCCGTTATTGAACATTATTCTTTCATTTATGAGCTGAATGAAGTGAGCTTGGACAGCCTTGAGTTTTTAATTAAAAACCTGTCTGATAATGGCTTCAATAGTTATCTTCGTATTACATACGATAAGCGTCCGGTTGTTTCTGGAAATGTGAGAGCATGGAGAGAACTTTTTAAGTGGGCGACAAAGCTTGGATACCGTATTCCTGGATATATGAAGTCATTTGTATATGCGTATCCTTTGTTTTTCCCAGAATACAAAGACTCATTGTTTTCAACAGAGGTAGATGAGGATTATGTGTTTACACCATTGAGTGTAGCAGGTTTGCATGGCGATATTGAGCTACTGGCACATGTTGATATCACAGCTCGTCTTACAAACGACCGTGGCGTGTCTCACGAGGAAGTCCGCCATCGCCCAGCGAGTTTTGCGCAGGAAAGTACACGATACTGCAACTACTCTAAGGACAAATTTGACAATACGATTTCCTATATTGACCTTTTGGGTGGTATGGAGCTTGATAGCAAGGTCAAAGGAATGTCTGCAAATGAAAAGTCTGCAATTTATGATGAATGGGTGTCGGCCTGTGAAGACGCTGAGCGTCACTACTTCAAAATGCTTGAGCTTGGGGCAACCCCGCAAATTGCGCGTTCCGTGCTAAATAATTCTACGAAAACAGAAATTTGCATTACGATGAATCTTGCCGAATGGAGACATTTCTTTACATTGCGTCTTTCATCGGCAGCACATCCGCAAATGCGTGAAGTAGCGTCTATGCTGCTTGATCGGTTTGATACGGAGTTTCCTCAGTATCATAAGTATGTTGGGGTGAGCGAATGAAAGTGATTTGTATTTCTGGTAAAGCGCAGCACGGGAAAGATACATCCGCAAATTTGCTTCGTGAGGAATTGGTTAATCAATGCCAAAGCGTACTTGTAACACACTACGCAGATTTGCTGAAGTACATCTGCCGTAACTTCTTTGATTGGGACGGTAAGAAAGACGATGCTGGTCGCAAGCTTTTACAGTATGTTGGGACGGATGTGGTTCGTCAGAAGCGTCCGGATTTCTGGGTAAGTTTCCTCGTCAATGTACTCGATCTGTTTCCCGATGAATGGGATTATGTTCTAATTCCGGATTGTCGTTTTCCAAACGAAATTGAGGCTATGAGAAACGCTGGCTTTGATGTAACGCATCTACGAATTGTGCGACCAAATTTTAATAGTCCACTCACAGTGGAGCAACAGCAGCATCCTTCAGAAACAGCGCTTGATAGCTACCATGCAGATTATGTGATTTGCAACGATGGTACAATCTCAGATCTAAAACGCAAACTATCAAATTGGCTTGGAGGTGAACAGCATTAAGCGTTTGACAATTCTTATTGATATGGATGATGTGTTAGAAAACCTTGTTGAATGTTGGGTTGCTGCGCTGAACCGAAAACACGGAACTACGGTTAAGCCAGAAGATATCACAAACTGGCTGATTGGTGAATTCTTCCCGTCTCTTACAAAAGAAGAACTGTTTGCCCCTTTGAATGATCCAGCATTCTGGGGAAATCTTTCTCCTATGCCGTTCGCACAGGATGTTATTTGCCGGCTGATTGACGATGGACATTTGGTTCGGGTTGTAACTTCGTCTTACTACAACACTGTTCCGCCAAAGATGACATGGCTATTTAAGCATTATCCGTACCTATGTTGGAAAGATGTCATTATTGCACACGACAAGAAACTTATTAACGGTGATGTCTTGATTGATGACGGCGTTCATAATCTCGAAAACGCAAAGTACAAAAAGCTTCTTTTTGACCAGCCACACAACAGAAGCTATAACGCAGAAGAAAATGGCATGATTCGCGTTCACGATTGGAACGAGATTTACCGTGCTATTTGCGAAATCGCAGGAGGCGAAGAATGATTACAGAAATTCGGAAAAGAGACGGTCGTATTGAACCGTTTGATGCAAGTAAAATTGCCAATGCAATTACAAAGGCGATGGTATCTGTCGATGAAGTTGATGGAGATGTAGCTTTGCGCGTTACAAGCAAAATCTCAAATTCTAACCTTTCTGGCGTTGTTGATGTTGAGCAGATTCAGGACATGGTTGAAGACGGCTTGATGGGAAGCAGATGCAAGAAGACTGCGAAGGCTTACATCAAGTATCGTGAGAAGCGCAATCAGGAGCGCCAAAAGAACAACGAATTGAATAAGCAGATTGAAGATATTCTCTTGTGCAACAATGTTCAAAACCAGAACGCAAATGTCGATGAGCATTCGTTTGGCGGCAGAAAATTTGAAAGCGCAAATGTACTCCACAAAAATATTGCAATGAATGTGTTTGTACGGCCTGAGGTTGCGCAGGCTCATAGGGAGTCGAGAATCTATCTGCATGATTTGTCAGAGTACGATATTGGAGATCACAACTGCCTATTTGCAGATCTTGGGCGATTGCTCCATAACGGCTTTGCAACAAGAAACGGTGATGTTCGCCCAGCGAATAGCTTTTCTACGGCCTGCCAGCTTATCGCTGTAATTTTTCAGATTCAGAGCCAAGTTCAGTTTGGCGGAGTCGCATCTTGCCATATTGACTATGATCTTGCTCCATTTGTGAAGAAAAGTTTCGTCAAAAAGTATGTCATGGCTCTTGTAAAAGCAAGCGCAGAATTTGGAGAAACTGACTTTTCTATTATGACAGATGAAGAGCTTGATGATTTTATCAAGAAAATTAAGCCTGTAATTTTAGAGCGCGTCGGTTTATCCGAAAGCGATATTTATATCGACAACAAGGCGAACCTTGATCCTGTTATGTACAATCAGGCGTATTTTGACCTAATGTGCGAGGGCAAACAGTCGGCACAAAGCTTGTATCACAACCTGAACACACTGGAAAGCCGCGCGGGATCTCAGATTCCGTTTACATCAATCAATTTTGGTACGGACACATCGACAGAGGGCAAGCTCGTTTCAAAGTGGCTTATGGCTGCAAGTCTTGATGGTATTGGCAAATATCACCTCACACCAATTTTCCCAATCAGTATCTTCAAGTACAAGAGCGGCGTGAACGCTCATAATGGTGATCCGAACTACGATATCAAAAAGCTTGCCATTAAGTCACTGAGCAGAAGAATTTATCCCAATATTGTCAACTGCAATTTCTCAGGAAACATTGAAGAACCTGGCAATCCAGATACGGAGATGGCAACGATGGGTTGTAGAACGATGATGGGATATGACAGAAATGGGCTTGGATATTCTAAACTTGGGCGCGGAAATGTTTGCCCGACTACAATCAATCTTCCGAAGCTTGGTATCAAACATGGTATTTGTCTTGGCGAGCGTGATACCGCTGATTTAGACGGATTCTGGGAAGAGCTTGACGAAGTGCTACATCTTACAGAAATGTCCCTTGTAGACCGATTCTATCATGTGTGCAAACAGTCTGTTGCCTCTGCGAAGTTTATGTATGGCAATGGAACGATTGCAGATTATGATAAGGCTTCTTATAAGGGCATTTATGAGGCGATGAAGCATGGAACTCTCGCCGTTGGCTATATCGGTATTGCAGAGATGTGTCAGGCGCTTTTTGGAAAAGACCATTCTGAAGATGATGAGGTCTGGAAATTTGCATTGAGCGTTGTAAAGCATATTTATGATTTTTGCGTAGAGGCAAGCGAAAAGCACGGTCTAAACTTCTCATGTTATGCTACGCCAGCAGAAAATCTGTGCCGCACTTATGCTACTGCTTTGAAAAAGGAATTCGGTGTAATTCCGAAAGTAACAGATCGTGAGTATATCACAAATTCTCACCATGTTCCCGTTTGGCAGAAGGTATCTATCTACAGAAAGCTTGAATTGGAAGCTCCGTTCTGCAAGTATCCGACTGGCGGCTGCATTACCTATATCGAACTGGAAAGCTCGATTATGAAGAACGAAAAGGCTGTTGAAGATATCATTGACTACGCTATGTCGCTTGATATCCCGTATCTTGCATTTAACTTCCCGATTGACTCATGCCTCAAGTGTGGGTATCAGGGTGAGATTGGATATAACTGCCCTAAGTGTGGTAATACGGAAATTCAGCGTCTCCGTCGAGTTACCGGATATCTTACGACAGATTACCGTAATTTCAATGCTGGAAAAATCAAAGAATGCCTTGATCGAGTTAAGCACAGCAACTATACAGACTTCAATCAAATGAAGGATGATACTGAGTGAATGTATCTGGCATTAACTTTGAATCCATAGCGGATGGTGATGGTGTTCGGGTTGTGGTGTATATTAGCGGCTGTTTGCACAACTGCAAGGGATGCCACAATCCAACATCTCACTCTTTTACGGCTGGCAGACCTTTTACAGAAGAGTTGCAGCGTGAGGTTATAGAGTACATCAAGAAAACACCATTTATTTCTGGATTAACATTAAGTGGCGGAGATCCTATGTATTCTGCAAGTGAGCTTGTGCCGTTTGTGACGGCGTTGAAAGAGGATATAAAAGATATCTCCGTGTGGATTTACTCAGGGTTTAGCTATGAAAAAATACTGGAAAACAGTGAAATGCTAAGTCTTTTATCATTGTGTGATGTGCTTGTTGATGGAGAGTTTATTCTTGAGCAGAGAGACATGACGCTTTGCTATAAAGGAAGCTCAAATCAAAGAATCATCGACATTCCAAAATCGCTCTCATCTGGAGAGATTATTCTATGGAAAAGCGAGGTAGTCGCAGTTGAACAGAATTGCAAAGTTTGAAAAGGTGAGCAAGCAGCAGTTCGCGGAAGCTATGCTTAACACCTTTGGAAATATTTTTACAGCAAATATTGATGATGTGTCGCTCCCTGTCCGTGCGACCTCTGGATCAGCAGGATATGATTTTGTCAGTCCAATTTCATTTGAACTTGCCGCTGGTGAGTCAATCAAAGTCCCAACTGGTATCCGTGTTAATATCCGAGAGGGTTGGTGGCTCGCTATTGTTCCTCGTAGTAGCCTCGGCTTCAAGTATCGGATGCAGCTTGATAATACTGTTGGTGTAGTCGATAGCGATTATTACCATTCAGATAATGAGGGACATATTTTCGTGAAAATTACAAATGACAGCCGCGATGGAAAGTCGCTTGTGGTAAACGCGGGTGATAAATTCGCGCAGGCCATCTTTCTTCCTTATGGCATTACATATGATGATGCAGCAAGCGGTATCAGAAATGGCGGGTTTGGATCTACGAATACTCCCCATGTAATTGAGTTTGGGCAGGCAGAAAAGGTCGGCTAAATAGCGTGGAATTAGACAGAGTTTATAATGTGGACTGTCTGATCGGAATGAGGGAGATTGCAAATGAATCTATTGATATGATCTTTTGTGATCTCCCTTATGGGGTAACTAAGAACAAGTGGGATTCTGTTATTCCACCAGAATTGCTCTGGGCGCAATACAAAAGAATCATCAAACCAAATGGTGCAATTCTTTTGTTCGGTCAAGATAAGTTTACGGCTAAGATGATGTTGTCAAATGAAAAACTACATCGTTACAACATTATTTGGCGTAAGGTTTTGAAAAGCGGATTTCTGAATGCGAATAGAATGCCGCTACGGGAACATGAAGATATCATGGTCTTTTATAAATCGCAGCCAGTCTATAATCCACAAATGGTAAAAGGACAAAAGAATCATAGTAAAGGTAAAGCAAAGGGCGAAAATGCGGAAGATATTCTGAATAATCGCGTGTACGGTGCGTATAAAGTCGTAGAAACGACCGGAGATATGAAACACCCGTCTTCGATTTGGGAGTTTCCAAAGTCTCATCCGTCTGTTGCAATCAGCTCAACTGAGAAGCCTATTGAACTATGCAGATATGCAATTCGTACTTTTACGAATCCAGGTGCAGTTGTTCTTGATAATTGTTGTGGTTGCGGGTCTATTCCGATTGCTGCAAAGCTTGAAGGACGTCACTACATAGGCATGGATAATGGCATTTGCGATAATAAAAAGAGTAAATATTTTGGAATGCCTTGGGCTGATGTTGCAACACAGCGCTTGGCGGAAATTGCATGAGGTGTGATATGTGCTATTGTGTCGGAAGATGCGGTTCTGAAATTCTTGTAGAGCATGGTTACAACGGAGAATGTGTAGCGACTTGTGGTTACTGTCGCTGTATGCAGGGCGATGAATGTTTTGATCCTACGGAGCTTTGTGATGGCTGCTCAATGTGCAAAAGCGAGGATCGTTATGCCTAATGAAAATTTGAACTTAGTTCCAGCAATTCGCGCAATTGAAAAACAAATCAGCGAGCTGAATAGTGAATATGTGAAGAAGATTACGCCATACAAAGAGAGTTTAGCCAAGCTCAGAGAAATCAATACGGCTTGCGAAACATGCTGTGGAACAGGAAAAGTGTTTAGGCGTTCATGCGCAGAAGACGATGGAGACTACTATACATGTCCAGACTGTAAGGGTTCTGGCAAATGTGCAGATCATGTTTAAGCTTATAATCGCTGGCGGGCGTGATTTTAACAACTATGACGGCATGTCGAAATGTCTTGACCGTCTGCTGAAAAACATCAACGATAATATTGAAATTGTTTGCGGAATGGCTCGTGGCGCAGATCGACTTGGAGAACGCTATGCAAAGGAACACGGTTACAAAGTAATCTACATGCCCGCTGATTGGGATTTGTACGGAAAATCTGCCGGCTTCAAACGCAATGTGCAGATGGCTGAGTACGCAGATGCACTCGTTGCTTTTTGGGATGGAGTATCGTCTGGTACAAAACATATGATAGAAACAGCGCAAAATATGGGACTTGATGTGCGCGTAAAAAAGTACCTAATGGTAAAGAGGGATTCCACATGAATGAGCTTAAAAAGTATGAAGAACTGAAAAACAAGCTACATGATGCGGTAAATGAATTATGTGTATTATGCGGAAAGTATCAGTTTGAGCATATTGGTATGTGTGATGGGTGTAGATGGAAGCAGGAAAAACACGCATGGACGAAAGAGTAAATAATAGTATCTGCCCGTTTGTCCGCTCTGGCGAATGTGATGTTCCTCCGTGTAGTTCGTGTTTTTTATACCATTTGAGTTGTCATGAAGATAAAAAGGAGCAGCGAGAAAATTGAAACGACCAGAAATCACAAAGCAATTATCAGAGCTGTTAGAAAAACACATTGATCCGCATAACGATCCGCGTGTGTATTGGGCAAAAGAAGTGACATTTGATTATGCAACAAGCAATACCGTAAGAGTTGACTACATGCTTTTCAAACCAATAAACAACTCCATTTCTGGCATTGAAAAAGGAGATTTCTCTTGCTATGAGATTAAATCCTCCGTCGATGATTTTCACTCGAAAAATGGACACAACTTCATTGGCGATAAGAACTACTATGTCATGCCAGAGAGTGTGTTTGAGAATGTGAAAAATGAAATCCCTTATTTTGTTGGTGTCCTATGCCCGCGTCAGGTATTTAGCGGTAGCTCTACATATCAACTTGTCGTTGTGAAAAACGCAAAGAAACACGATCGTACAAAATCAGTCTCAGAAATGCTGTTAATGATGTGGCGCTCGTCCAGACGCGAAATTGTTAAGGCAAGGCGTATTAAGAAAGTGGAGGAAGTAATGGAAACTGATGTTTTAATCAAAAATCTCCGTGAAGCTGCAAATAAATGGGACAGAGATAACCCAAATCCACCGACATTCTCGACGGTTTATTCTGTTGCTCTGCGTGATGCAGCAAGCAGATTAGAAGAGTATGAGAAGATTATTGCGGAGACGCAGAAACCAAACAATGTACTTAGCATCGAAGATCTTCAGCGTATGAATGGGCAACCAGTGTGGATTGAAGATATTCATGAGTGGGCTATCGTTTCTGTTGATGAGAATGGTTATTATGAGGGCATTCCATTTGCACAAGGACATTGTTTTAACTGGAATATTAAAGATCGAAACCTGAAATGTTATCGGAAACCGCCAGTCAGTAATACTCAGGAGGATAACTAATGGAGCGGCTGACCAATAAACGCGAGGCAGACGCTCAGCGTAAGGATTACGAAAATCGTATTAAAAATGGTTATCCTCGCAACATTCCGGAAGAGCGTTTCCTTCGCCTCGCTGCATACGAAGATACAAAGATGCCTCCAGAACTCGTTGAAAAGGTCGCCAAGTTTGCAATGTGGGTAAATGAAAATGGGATTGACCGGCTACGGCATCTTGCAGAAGCAGACGAAGAAAATCGTATTATTATCTTGCCATCAAAAGAATCCAGAAAGAAAGTACAGGAAGCATTTAACATCGTTGTGAAATATGGTTTTTGTAGCGATTGTGTACAGAAATATGATGGAACGCTTTGTCACCAATGCGATTGTTTTCAGAATGGCGTTGATGTGATTAGACAAGCTTTATTTGAATCGGAGGATTTGTAAATGCCAGAATATATTTCAAAAGATGTGGCATTTCAGAGATTACTTTGTAAAGAAAGCGAATTCAATCATTGGAATGACTATAATCTTGCTCAATACATCATTGCGCAAATCGTTCCGGAAGATGTAGTTCCAGCAACGCATATACAAAAACTTGGTAATATTGTTCAAACAATAAAAAACGGACGGGCTTGTAGAACCTTTTCGTGTTGTGGAACTGACTGTACAGAAATGACATCATGGATGTGGCCTAAATACTGCCCTTGGTGCGGCGCTAAATTGAATGGTGGTGTTTGTAATGCCTAAATACATAGAATTATCTTCTCTTTTGGAAAATCTTCAGGCAACAAGCATAGTCACAGATGATTTGTACGGCATGGGGATTATGAGTGGCATGGATGCTGCGAGAAAGATTGTAGCTGAACAGCCAATCATAGACGCAGAGCCGGTTGTAAGGTGTCAATATTGTAAGCACCATAATGAGGGTGAAAATTACATTTATTGTCGGATGCTAAAAACAAAATGTCCGAATGATGCAGATTTCTTCTGTGCTTATGGTGAAAAAGAAAGCGGTAACTAATATGGCGATGAAAATTGGGTATATTCAAGAAATTGATCTTCAGCTTAATCCGCAATGTAAAGAGCGATTTCGTTTCAAAGAAGCATCGTTTACTCGAAGAATTTCAAGTCGTGGAGATCGTGTGTATTCCAAAATGCTTGCACTTCCAGTTGACTACGAAGAAATTGTAGACAATGCAAACATCATGAAGAAAAATAGCAAGATCATTTTAGTACGAGAGCCATTCTTACTCGATGACGAACTGCGCAAGAAAGTTACAGAGTGGGTTGAGTGGGCAAACACAGCAGACCCACACGAATATGATCCATTCGCGTAAGAGAGGTTTTCACAATGAATAACGAAAAATACACGCAAACGAACAGCACAAACGAGCCTGTTCATTGCAAAGACTGCCAGCATCTTATGTTTTCCGATTGCTACGGAGAGTGTACAAAGTGTCATTTAGGAATTGTGCGTCCAGATGATTCTTGCGAATTTGGCGAAAGGAGAGCTACAACACATGTCTGAAAACCGAAAGTTGTATATCGCAGACTGGCATTATGCACATGCAAACATTCTTGCATTTGATAATCGCCCGTTTAAGACAGTAGAAGAAATGAACAAAGAGCTTGTTAAGCGCTGGAACGCTGCGGTCGATCCTGGCGATACGGTTTATGTGCTTGGTGATATGTTCTGGTGCAAGGCGCAGGAAGCGCTACCGGTACTCCAATCGCTGAACGGTCAAAAATTCCTTATCAAAGGAAACCACGACCGTTGCAACGACGGCAAGTTTATCAAATCCTTTGTCAAGGTGACAGAGTATTTTGAAGTGGACGACGATGGCCGCAAAATCGTGCTTTGTCACTATCCTATTCCATGCTTCAAGAATCATTTCTATGGGTGGTATCACCTGTACGGTCATGTTCATAAATCATTTGAGCATGAAATGATGGAACACGACAAGTATCTGATGCAGGAATTATACGGAAAGCAGTGTCAAATGTTTAATGTAGGTGCAATGATGCCATATATGGATTATACGCCACGAACCATTGATGAAATTCTAAAAGGAGCAAGTTAAACAATATGGAAAAATTCTATGTGATAAAACCTGAGTGTGGATTTTACAAGCAGGTGTTCGACTATTTAGAAAACGCACAGATCGTAAACAAGTTGTTCAATCAGTTCTCTCATGATATGGAAATCGAATCCAATCTCTATTATGCCAGTAATGACACGGTGTCAATCGTACCGACAGCAAAAGACAAAGAGAAATTTGCAAATCAATTCAAAAAATATGCTGACGGCGCAACCGGTCTAATGTTTTTCAAACAGAATAGTAAGGTTTACAAGGAATGGATCGCTTTATTAAAAAAGAATGATTTGAAAGTAAAATGCCGTCCGCAGCCAGGATTCTATTTTGGAATTTGGGGCAGAGGGAGTTCCCGTTTATTTGAACACAATGGGAAGCTGTATATGTCATTAAACTACAATGAAGATTTTGAAGATCCACAGGATTGTGATCCTATTCTTGGCAGTGAGTTTTACAAGGTATTAGAGGAACTCGAACATAACGAAAAGAAATAATGAGGTGAAATATGAACACAGGAGTAATGTTTTCATCGAAGTCTATGAATTGGGCAACGCCGCAGGACTTCTTTGATAAACTCAACTCCGAGTTTCACTTTACCCTTGATCCGTGTGCAGACAGTGAAAACCATAAATGTGCTACATATTACACAGAGCGAGAAAATGGTCTTGCACAGTGCTGGGGGGGGGCAAACGGTCTTCTGTAATCCGCCATACGGAAGAGCGATTAAGGATTGGGTAAAGAAATGCTCGGAGGAATCGTTAAAACCAAATACGACGGTTGTAATGTTGATTCCAGCACGAACCGATACGAGTTATTTCCACGATTATATCTATCAAAAACCGAATGTTGAAATTCGTTTTATTCGTGGACGATTAAAATTCAGAGATGGAAAGAACTCCGCCCCATTCCCAAGCATGGTGGTTATATTCAAATCTAAAAAGGATGGAACATAATGGCTATCAAAGAAAATATGGACTTATACAGATGTGAAAAATGCAAAAAGCTTTATACATCTGAGTATGCTGCGAATATATGTTGTAAGCAATATCATTGTAGAGTATGCGGAAAAGAAACACCGCAGTATATGTTGATTTGCGATTCTTGCGCAGAGCATGAACGCTTTGAAAAAGCAAGAAAAATGACTCTGGCAGAGTATTATGAAGAGTTCCCAGACAACATGCTCTATTACGGAGAAGAATTCTATGACGATATCGAATCTCTATTAGATAGCATTGATTGTGACTATGAGGATATTCCAAAGTATGTATATGGAACAACAATGGAAAGCATGGAGATCGACGCAAATCAAATGCTGCAGCAAGCAGAAGAAGATTCGGATGTTGAAGACTTTTATTTTGATGACGTCGCCGCTAAAGAACTAAGAGAATTTGTTAAGCAGTGGAACGCAAAATACGCTAAAAGCTACTATTCGTGGAATGATAAGGTAGTTGTTATGCTTCCTCCGGAATACCAGAAGGAGCGTGTCAATGATTAAAACAGTTGTTGGGGACATTCTTGACGCAACGGAAGATATTATCTGCCATCAGGTAAATTGTCGGGGTGTAATGGGAGCTGGTGTAGCAAAAACGCTTTATACTCGTTGGCCTATCATCAAGAAGACATACATCCGATATTGCAGAAGATTTGAAAATCAAAATGAACTTCTTGGTCGTGTTCTTCCTGTAGCGGTTGAACCGAATAAGACTGTTCTGAATATCTTTGGGCAGCTTGATTATGGCAGAGACAAGTACCGCAAGTACACGGATTATGTTGCTCTCACAAAAGCGTTTGATGAGATCCGCAGTAAGTATCATAACAAATCGTTTGCATTCCCATATGGATTTGGCTGTGGATTAGCAAATGGTGACTGGAATATCGTTGAAAATATGCTCAACACATACTTTGGCGATATGAATGTTACTATTTACAGGCTTTCAGCAAGGAGCGATGAGGTATGAAACTATATTTTCGCAATAGCAGAGCTAAGTTCCGTCCTATCGCCAATATTGATGGCAGAAAGCCAGACAAAGAGATTGCCAAACAGATAGTTGCAAAAATCAATGAATTTTGTAGCGAACGAAACTTCAAAATTTATTACACGAGGATGTGGCACGAGGAATGCAAAGGAAAGCAAATGACAAAGTTTGATGTAGGAAGTCACACGGAATTTTTCTATTTTGAAAAAGCTCTTCCGTTCGTAGCGTTTCAAGGAGACGAATGAATGAAGATATTACTTATTCCAGACTGGCAAGGATGTACGATCATTACGGACAATGGGTACTGTACGATCCAGGGCTTGCCAAATGATATTGTAGACAAGGTGTTTGTATCTGAAATTCCTATTAGCAATGGGATTGGGCTGATTACCCCACTTGTAAATGAGCTTACTATCGTATCTGGCAGCAGCGTAGCAAGCCTATATCGCAAATTGCTCAATGAACACCATATCGTCACAAAAGAGATTTTTAACACAAAACCGTCCGTATTGCTGAAAGGAGTCCGAAATGGATAGGATAATTGCCATCGGAGACATTCACGGATGTCTCAACACACTAAAAGAGCTTCTGAAAAGTGTGGATTATAGCAGTCAGACAGATACATTGGTGTTTGTTGGTGACTACATAGATCGCGGAGCAAATAGCTGTGAGACAGTGGCGTTTCTTCGTAAGCTTCAGCATCAGGTAGGAAAAGATAATTGTATTTGCCTTCGTGGTAATCATGAGCAAATGGCGATTGACGCATTTACAAGCGGAGATAATTCGCTTTGGTTCTACAACGGCGGATACTCGACCGTGTGCAGCTACGATAGAAATGGCATAGATATTGAATCAGATATTGGTTGGTTTAAGGCGCTTCCGCTTGTGTATGATACACCAGAAATTATATTCTGTCATGCCGGTCTGTCAAAACCATTGCTCAAAGACAATACAGCACATGATTTGATTTGGGGACGCGACTGGATTCGACATAACGACCATAGGCCACGGGAAAAGCAAGTGATTTTCGGGCATACCCCAAGTAGAACTGGTACTGCCTACACCGTAGCAACTGGCGATATTTGTATCGACTCAGCATGTGTTTATGGTGGAAGGTTATGTGCCTTAGCAATCAACGAAGATGGAAACAGCAAACTATTCTATGCAGACAAGTCCGAAGAGGACGATGAAAACTTGCAAGGAATTAGTTAAACAGCATTTGGAGTGTGAATTGATGTTCAAAATTCTTATTTTCTATAAGAGCATTTCTGCGGTCAAAAACTATCTCAAAATGTTTAGAAATATGCCATTGATGATTTTTGAAGAAACTCGCAACGGCTTCACATTCAATGGTGAAAAAGTAAGTGTAAAAGGTGTCCGCTGTGCCAAAATCTCAGATCAGCACCGTGGACATTGGGCGCATATTATCGCCGTGCAAGAAGAACTCACATGGGCTGAAGATTGGAACAAGGTTCGAGACTGTATCATTTACCCCATGCTTCAAACACCAATTGATATTCAAATCTTTGATGGAGATTACCCAAATGAGCAAGCAGCCTAAAGAAGAAAAGCCTAAGTATATTACGGATGAAAATGGTACGCAGTTTTTCGTAGTTGGCAATACGAAAATCCGTGTAACAGAGCATTTTAATAGCAAGGGTAAACATATCAAAGATCTCGTAGAAAATGCCGTACAATACGCCGCAAATGCGGCTTAATACCGGTGACAACAGCTCGTACTTGTGATATAATTACGCGGTAAGCTTATCATAAGTGCGAGTTGTTTCACTACTAAAGGAGGTTGCTAAACAACGGTGAAACAACTGATTTATCGCGTCGCGCTCTATATGCGATTGAGCCGAGACGATGAGGATTACGGAGAAAGCGTTAGTATTGAAACCCAGCGCAAAATCATCACACAATTTGCTAATGAGCAGCACTTCATTATAGTTGACGAGTACATTGATGACGGTTGGAGTGGTACGAACTTTGATCGTCCAGCATTCCAACGCATGATGGAAGATGTCGAGTCCGGAAAGGTGAATTGCATTATTACCAAGGATCTCTCCCGCCTTGGTCGTGAGCATATCATGATGGACTATTATCTGGAATTCTACTTTCCAGAAAAGCGAATCCGCTATATTGCCGTCACAGAAAATGAAGATACAGAAAAAGGCTTGTCTGACTTCGTTCCGTTCAAGAATCTATTCAATGAATGGTTTGCGAAGGATACAAGCCGTAAAGTCAAAGCTGCTTTCAAAGCAAAGTTTGCTGCTGGAGATCGTATTTGCGCATATGTTAAAATCGGATATAAGCGACATCCAGAGATCAAAAACCGTATTGTGCCAGATGAAGAAACAAGGTGGATACCTGAGAAAATCTTTGATTTGGCTTATCACGGTGCTGGAGCTGCTAAAATTACAAGGACTTTAATTGCAGAGAAAGTTCCTACGCCGTCCTGGATTAACTACCAGAGATTCGGGACATTCGCTCATGTATATCAAAATACCTCAGAAGAAAAACGGTACGCATGGACGGTTGCACAAGTCAAGTACATCTTGAAAGATGAAACCTACATTGGGAATACAGTTCACTACAAACAGACGAACATATCTTTCAAGAACAAGAAACGCATTCGCAAGCCAGAAGATGAATGGTGGAGAATAGAAAACACTCACGAGGGATTGATTCCAAAAGAGATGTTTGATTCTGTTCAAGCGCAAATTGCTACCAGACGTCGGATGCAGAAAGATCATACAACGCAGATCTTCTCTGGACTTGTCAAATGTGCCGATTGCGGATGGTCGATGCGTTTCGGTACGAATAGGCAAAACAAAAACCCATACAGCCACTACACATGCAGCAAATATGGGCAAGTAGGAATTCATTGTTCTGCACACTATATCCGATATGACGTACTGTATGCCTATGTGCTATCAAGAATTCAGTATTGGGCGACACAAGCCGTACAAGATGGGGATGCTCTTTTAGAAAGGCTTCTTCAAACTGGCAATGCAAAGCAGAATGCCGAGCGAAAAAAGATCGCTGACGATTTGAAGAGAGCTGAAAAACGGCAAAAGGAATTGGACAACCTTTTCGCTAAGCTATATGAGGATCGAATTGCTGAGAGGATTACAGAGCGAAACTTCATTATGCTGTCGGCAAAGTATCAGGAAGAGCAAAATGCTTTGGATGGCAAGATAGACCTACTTAATGGGCAAATCAGTGAAAATTCTGAGCGATATAGCAATATCGAAACTTGGGTGAAACTGATTAAGCAGTACGCATCTCCAACGGAATTAGACTCAATTTTACTCAATGCTCTTGTGGAAAAAATTACAGTCCACGAGGCAGTTAAACACGAAGATGGAAGTCGAGAACAAGAGGTCGAGATTTTCTATAAGTTTATAGGAAAGATCGACTGAGAGACCAATATCTTTAAGTATGTGAATGGGGGGATTCACTTAGTTAAAGATACCATTTGAAACAACTCGCACTTTAGCTTACAAATTATTATATTGAGCTTATTATACCAGCGCGAAATGGTGTCATAATCTGAGTACAATAACAAATGCGTAAAAATAGGGTACAGAAATAAATCTGTACCCTTGTTTTGTTTCCTCGTTTGAAGAAACTTCACCAGAATGACTCTGGGCGATCTTGCCGATCTAAAATCACTTTCTGCTGTGCATCAGCTCAGCGATTCCACTTGCATCATCCATTTCGATAATGCCAAGCAAATTCATTTCTGGCTGCACAACACTGTGCATATAACCGTTGCCATTCATGTTCTCATAGTCTGCGAAACACTCCCAGAATGTTTCTGACTCCATACGAGTCCACTCTTGACGCGGGTTATGCTCCTTGCTCGTGTAATAACGATAATTTTGGAGCAGTCTGTCGCGTAGTTTATTACGCTCTCTGCGCTGAGCATTTTCTTCCATCTGCAATAAGCGGCAGGTATGTTCATCCTGCGCCTTACGCAGCTCTTGGATTTTGCTTTCCAGCTTTTCTTGAATCCTAATGCTTTGTTGACGATATTCGGGGTACTTACGCACAGCTTCAAGCGCCTCTTTCAGCTCTTTGTCCTTTTCTTTTTCAGCTTCGTATTTCTTAATAAGATAATCTCTAATCTTCTTATAAGTCATACCAAGAAAAACGGATGCAAGAGCAACGGTAATCACATTGGAAACCGTAATGTTCCCGAAAGTCTTTAGAAACTCTTCGAGTCCAGTCATAAAGTACCTCCAATCTGCTCAAACCTAATTAAGCTTTTGGGGCATTTACGACCTTGCTCATATTGCACAGACTATCAATCAAATCGCTGATTGCATCCATGTCAATATCGTAGTCGATGGTGTCAGCAGATGCCTTTACCATTGCAAGCACCCACTCCTTACGCTCAGCACCAGTCTCAAATTTAGTCTCTGCGGTCTGCATAAGGTTCATTACCATATCCAGCACCTTAGACCAGTTCTTTTCTCTGATTGCTTTCTGAACATATTTCACCAACTCGACTACAAGAGGAATTGCGGCAGCTAAACCGGCCAGAGCAGAAACAAGAATCTTTACCCATTCCATATTGCATATCCTCCTAACAAATAAAAAAAATAACAGTAGCCGGCAGACTACTGTTATCTTCTCAAATTAAATAGCTGGACTTTCCCAGCTCGATCCGTCATCATTTACTGCGTCAGACATTGCCATTGCAAATTTGATGCCGTCTCCGTTTCCACCAACATTTTCAGCTTCGCTTTTATGAACGATTTTACTTAGCACAATGCTACAAGCTGTACCAATCGGCGTAAATACCACCGTCCAGCACATCAGAGCGCCAGTATATCCGGTTCTAATGCTTTCGTTGGCAAGATAAAAGCCGCCGGCCAAGCCAGCAGCCAAAAACAAAAGTATGTAAATTGCAAGCCGATTGCTAAAGCCAAGCGAAACAAGATGATGGATAAGACCTTTCTTTTTCTTGCGACGCTTCACTTTACGCTTAACAGCCATTACGCTTTACCCATCAATTTTGCAAAACGATAGAATAGCGCTGCAGCCTGCTCTCTTGTAAGCTGATCCGCCCAAGCATAATTCGGCTCTCCATTTGCATTGTTTCCAGTGCCACCAATGAGACCGTTTGCGATTGCCCACTCACGAGCGTCCTTACTCCAAGTACCGCAATCGTTGTCCTGAAGCTCTGCACGATACTCTTTCATCAACTCTTTGAATCTATCCAAAGTCATATCTTCATCCTCCTGTTCTGCACTTTCACCAACAAGCGACCAATCTGGTCTACCGTACCCACAAATATATGTAGCGGTAAGATTATAGGATTTAGCTCTTACGCATCCACCATTAGGGATAACTCCAGAAGCGCTTGATGTATTTCCCTCAATCGTATAGACTTTGCCATTTCCAACAGCAATAACAAGTCCGGTGTGATAAGATGTTGCTCCGCCATCGTTAGTGAAGAAAATCTGATCGCCGGCCTGAGGATTGCTTTTATGGAACTGTCCCTTTTGCTTATAATACTGAACAGAATAGGTGCATCCAGCTCCAGCACCGCCATATGGCTGACACAGCAGCTTCATAGCAAGATCTACTCCAAATGTCTTGATAAAACACCAGTCAACAAAAACATCGCACCAGGCATAGCCGTTCTTTTTGCCATTGTAAATGTTCCCGATGTTATCCAAATCACGGGCGTACTTTGTCCAGTTGTTGCTACCGGCATTTGCAGTTTTACTATCAAGCTGGGCGTTCGTCGCCTTTTCCAAATAGCCCTCTTCTGCCTTTGCCGTCGCAATAAGTCTTTCAATCGCAGTCAAACTACCAACTCCTTCCTTTGTCGTACTCTGTGCAAACTTGTCATAATAAGCTTGTCCATAGCTTGCACGTTTGTTTTGAACGGCTTCGCTTTGGTTAGCGGGTCGTTCATACTGTAATAGCACAGCGTTGGATGCTTCAAAAACGGACGTCGCAGACTGTAGTGTTTTCCACACAGTAGAATATCCGGAAAGCTCCTTGCAGAGAAATTCAAGCTGCATGTCCAAATCACCGATTGATTTTCCGACGCTTCGTGCGTAATTCAATAGGTTTTGCTTTCGACTCCAATATGTCCATTGGGCAAGTCCGTAACCAGCAGCATCCTTGACAAAGTTTGTATATCTGCCATTATCAACGGCTTGCGTATAGCTCTGATCTGTAAAATTAAGCTTTTTCTCATATGAGTTTTGTAGATTGATAGGGCTTAATCCAGACTCGGCGTATAGATTCCCCATAAGCCCAGATACGCCAAAATCAGTAAAACCTCTTGACTTTAAGAATTTCCAGATTTTTTCTTCATTCATTTATATCACCGCCCTTAAACCAGCGTATAATGCGGCTTCTCTTCTCCGAAAAACCAATATCGAAAATAATCGTCAAGTACAATAGCTACGACAGACAATCCAACCCAAGCAAAGAAAAACGGCAAGCAAATTTGCCCCATCAAATTAAGCGGTAGATTTGAATAGTCCCACACATTTAATCCAAGCCAAACATTCACAATTAAGCCTGTAATAAATTCAAGAGCAGTTACAAGTACACCGCCGATTAAAGCCTGCCATACAATACCAAGTTCCCACGGAAACAGCTCGTTGATTAAACCGATGGAAACAAAGCACATACCGCCAAGAATAAACATGGAAATATGACTATGACCGCGCCAGAGCAATTCAATCAAAACATAGGCAGCACCGCCAATAACAAACAGTGCTGCCAGTTTGAAAAATGTCTTCAGATTACGCATTTGCCGCGCTGCTCAGACGAGCAATAATTGCTTGCATTTGTTCATTTGCAACAGCAAGCTTTTCATTCATTTCGGTATTATACGGATCTGGCAAAGTCATTCCATATACAATTGATGTGACAGCTTCAACGCTATCCAAAGATTGTACATAAGCTTTCAATTCGTTGTGATATGTTGTTTGTGTCGTAATAAGTGTTTGCGCAGCAATGTAAATCGTTGCAATTTCCGACGCTGTATAGATACGGCAAACGCCGCCGTCAGCCTGATACGGGAACTCAGTTCCGCCAAGCTCGACAACGCGGAACAGGTTTGCGATATTTGCTTGATCCTCCGTGCTTAGATTAAAATGCACTGTTTCGCCATCGAGAGTAAGATCAACGCCGTTCACGATTGTTTCGTTACAAGCAATCGAAATCTCCTTCAGCTTTGCCGCACGGACAATTGGTAAAGTGTCTTCACCACCAATGATCTCAACAGCATCATCAAGTGTAATCCAGCCGTTTGCAACTGCTTTAAGCAAGCCGTTCGCACTAATGCAAGGCGTAATGCCGGCCCGTCCATTCTGGTATAGCTCTCTAAGTTTCTCTTTCATTGTTATCCCTCCAAAATCGTTTGAATCATTTCATTGATTGCGGACTGTTGATGGGATACAGCAGTCCCGCCGTCAATCTTAGATACAACAACGGTTTCTGCACCTTCAATTTCGTCATGTCCAACGAGGTTATATGGAGTGCTATCAAATGCGATACCAATGGCATCACTTTTTGTTGCGGTTGCAAAACTGCCACTACTGCCAATTTTGATATAATTGACAGCCTCAGTAATTCCAACCTCCGCTCCATCGGCTACCTTAATAATTCGATACATTTACTTGTCCTCCTTTGCTCCGACTAAATTTGCAATATAAAGTAAAACATCAATATCAGCGTTGAAAAACTCGTGATTCCAAAGCCAATAATCTTCATATTCTGGTCTTTTGTATTGACGGCATTTTGGATCTGCCCAGACCTTATCCCATCGGATCTGATAATTACCATCACGCTTAGAAAGTGTTTTTTGAATGGTCTGAGTTAATTTGCCACGACGCAAACCGCACTCGTCATCGTTTCTCGCAAAAAACTGATGAGCATTTTCACTTGTCGTATAACAAACAGGAAGACCGTTATAATAAATAACACCGCAGATTTCTTCACAAATAGTTGTCGCTGGAATATTTATGCCACCGCAAATAGCAGTGTCCTTCAATCTTCTATGTACAATGTACTGCATCTTTTAATCTCTCCATTGCTCTGAAATTTTCTATGTTTTCTGCCGAAAAACCATAGATAGCATAAAAGAGCCGTCGCAGCCTCAACACTCGTTGATGGTTTTGGTAGCTCTCTAAATACGCAAGCATTCCATTTACAGAAGTCCATAAATCCTCGTAGGACATTTCTCCGTTCTGGACTTTCTCATAGAATGCTTTGATTTTGTGTCTGGTACGCTTGAAACTTCCTCGATTACCAGTCACAATAACACGACCGCTTTCCGTCAAGGTATATTTCGCCTTACAATAACGAAACGGTTTGGAGAGCGGAACAATTCTGGATTTTTCTTTACTAATTGTCAGATCCAGTTCTGACGCTTTTTGAACAATGAGACGCATGATCCCCTTTGGATCTTGATTCGGAGGAACTATGATATAGTAGTCATCCATATAATGACCAGCGCATTTAATAGAGAGCTGGCATTTAATGTAGTTATCGAGCGGAGATGGAAAAGCAATCATTTCAGCCTGACTTGGCTCAACTCCAAGCGGCATACCTTTATCGCCGGTGCTTGATGCAACGATATCATCACCAAGCTTGCGTAAATCATAATCATGAATCAGCTTGTCATGACGAGCATAAATAATGCGATGCGATGCACTCGGAAAGAATTGCTTGCAGTCTAAAAGGATTATGTTTCCATTTCTCCCATAGCGCTTAAAATGATAATGCAAGTCCTCACGCAAAAGTCTTTTAGAGAAATGAAAACCTTTGCCTGGAAGACTTGCTCCGTTATTCCAAATCATATCTGGCAGATATAAAGGTAATAGGACTTTCTTTGTGTAAACCTTATGTATCTGCCTGTCTTGAATACGAGGTGCGTCAATTGGTCTTGTTTTGCCGCGCTCGGAGATAACAAAATGAACATATGGACATGGCTTCCACATTTTATCCAGCAGTAATTTTCTCCGCCGCGCCGTACCAGAAAACAAGTGCATTTCAAATCTTTGTGCGCTATTCTTCCAGCGTACACCGTTGCAGCATTGCTTTCCTGCTTTGTATAAGTCGCCATAGGAAAATACATCTGCCATTGTTCCTACAGCAAAGCTTCGTTCTTGTTTCTTGCGCCATCTCTCGGCTTTCCGTCTTTGGAATCTTGCCTCATGACGCTCTTTGCTTGTCATAAATAGTTATTCGCCTTTCGTACAGTTGTAATATAGAGTGCGCCTAAACTGCTTTGCCTTGACACATGAAATAGGATTAAGCACAATATCCTCCCACCATGCAAGAAGCGTCCGTGCAAAAGCATCAAAAGAGCGGTTTCGGGTTTTATCCACGGGAAACATTTCTCCTTTCGCAAAGGTCTCCGTCATCCTCAAAAGGACTACCGTATTTGACCATACCTAAAAAGGGTTGCGAAATCGGGGGCGAGGCCATTGGAATTCCTGGCGTTGTTGTTGTTCGCGTTGCCGTTCGTGTTCACATTGCAGAAGTTGTTGCTGTTGTTGTAGTACGGAGAACGCTCCCACCAATTCGCAGTGGACAGCGGGAATCCCCAAAGCCGACAGGTTTTACAGAAATGCACCCAATTTTTATGATTTGGTAAGCAAAGCCCAATTTTCGTGGGTAGATATAATATCAGCGGTCTTTGTCGCTCTTTAATGTATTTGTCAAAAGACCGTTTTCGGAATCAATCAGTTCACCAAGCGATTGCGCCATATTTTCAAGAATTTCTTTCGCTCTCGCTGGTTTAACTGGATTCCCGTTTGATGTTGTGAAACATCCCTCTGGATTCAGCATCATAATGTCGTAGCAATGAGACAACTCAACATCCAAAGCCATCAACGCAGCTCTTGACTCTAAAAGGTGTTGCTTGCGCAATTCCTTTCTGGTGTGATCCGATGGAAAGATACTATTTGCCTTTTCTGCGTTCACAAGGACTTCTGACGCAAGATGTGATACATCGTTTGCCATCAATCTTGAAAATCTTGCAGAAAGTCGAGATAAGAAGTTAATCGTTTCCACATAAATCTTGTTTGCGGTATTTACAAACTCAGCTTTGCTTTCAGATCTATGTGCTTTTAATACCGACATAAATAGAACTCCTTTTTATATTTTGAAAAACAAAAAGAAACCCGCCCTCTTTCGAGGGCAGGATTCTCTTGATACGGGATTAGACGCGGAAAGCGGGGGCGAGGCCACGGGAACTCCTGGCGCCGGAGTAGTCCGCGTCGCCGTTCGTGTCCACAAAGCAGAAGGTGTAGCTGGCGTAGTAGTACGGAGAACGCTCCCACCAATTCGCAGTGGTAGAGGTGGAACTATCACGATACTTCACCTTAGAATTACCATTCTTGAAGTATTGATACTGTGCCTGATAAGTCTGTTCTGTAGAATTCGCATAGCTTCTACTACCGAAAATCTCATACTCAGCCAATAGCGGCAAGTAGTCAACAGATGTGGTAACATTCGACGCTGTGTTTGAACCGCCGCCAACATTATCCGTATAGATCGTCATTGGCTGCATCACAGCACGAAGATCTGACGGAAGAGCTGCCATTAGCGTATTCGCAACAGGATTTGTCGCAGTCGTAGATGTAGCATCGCCATCATTCGTATTCGTTGAGCCAAGCACATCGTAACGAAGATCGCAGCCTTTCCAGCCACCAGAGTTCGTATTTGAACTATGGTTCATGTTGAAATATTTCGTTCCGTCTGTGGAATAGCTGTTGTACTTACTGTCTGTCAAGCAAATATCAACACCATTAGTCAAAGCGGTCTTGAATGTACCAAAATCAATACCAGTTGCACCATTATGATTAAATCCAAGGATAAAAACATAATAAGTTCCGCTGACTGACTTAGTACCAACTGTTCCACTCACAGAGACAGCCTTACGATCACCGACCGCCCAATAGCTTGCACCTGTTCCAGAGACACTGTGAATAGCCGCCCAAGAGTTGTCATTCAGCGTAGCAAGAATGAACTCAGCTTTGACCGTGACAGTTTTGCTTGCGGGTGCGGTATAGTTCGTACCGGCAGTACAACTAACTGTGATAGTAGCTTCTCCGTTTGTCTGATTGACATGAGAAACTGTAACCGTAGTCCCACTACGAGAAGCTGTCGCCACGCTTGTCTTATTAGATGTAACACTCAAAGTACCATCATAATTTCCGCCGATTGTAAATGTATCAGTCAGCTTACTTAGGTTCAGCGTGATACTTGTCTTGCTTACAGTCAGCGTACCAGTTGCCTTACCGATCTTCCACGAAACAGTCTTTGCCGTAATCGTACCGTCAGACCAGCAATAGTCATCTTTCGGCGTAAATGTAGCATTGTATGTACCGGCGTTTGTCCCAGATGTCGTTCCGCCAATCGTCATCTTGGATGTATCATAGTTACTCCAAGACGGGGACTGAGAGTTCTTATTGTATGTCAATGTACCACTCTGGCTTGGAACAGTCGAAATCTTCAAACGATTTGGAACTCCGGTTATTCTATTACTTGTGTTTACATTAACTGCACCATCCGTAGAGATGGGGAAGAATGAAATGTAATAGGTTGTTCCGTTAGTTAGGCCGGTAACAGTAAGTGCGGAATTCGCATACTGATTACGAGTGGTCACATTTAAGCTATAAGCCGCAGCGCTATCATCTGGAGAAGTTGCGTAGCTTCCAGCCTTAACGACAATCTTTGTGCTTGCCCATGTCGCAAGCGTCACGCCGTCCGAAACTACGGTCGCGGCTGGATCAGTCCACTTGATTGCAAGCTTTCCATTACCAGCGGCAACGGCGCTTGCACCAGAAATATTACCAACATTTACAGCAGCAGGAGTAACATTGAATTCGTCCTCCGCACTGTCCGTATATGTACCAGTGGTAGTGTATGGGAACAGCTTGTAGTAATACTTCACGCCGTTAGTCAATCCACTATCACAGAAATAGGCAGATTTATATTGATCTCGTGTCTTGCTGTCGAGAACGATTGTGCCATCTCTACGACTTGTCGGAGCAGAACCAGCCTTACGAACAAGGAGTGTTCCTCCCCATGCGGCAAGAGTAGAGCCGGCAACGACCATATCATCAGGATCAGTCCATTTTACATAGACCTTTCCAGCCGCCGCGAGCGTTGCAATTCCCGTAACAGCAGCAAGGGCAAGTCCGCCGCCAGATCCGCCGCCAGTTGGGAAATTAGAAATAATAGGCATATTGATTCCTCCATTAACCTAAGAGAATAATTACAACGGGAATATCTTGTTCTGGGAGTTCACCATCAGCTACGATTTGTAGCTTTCCGTTTTCCTGACCAGTGATGGAGAGCAACGCTTCTCGCGCAATTTCCCGTTGCTCGGCAGTCGCACTATGCGCCACCGAAATAGTTCCGTTTTGCGCAGCACCAAGCCCCTCAATAGAGAGTTCTTGTGTAAAAGGAGCATCTACGCCTACCCATGCGGAAGCCAGCAATGTTGCCGTAGCTGAAGTGCTTTTGTCTGCTTTCTCACCAAGAGCGGTGTCAATTTTCACCATATTGGATTGCTCAGAACCATTTATTTTCTGTCTCCATGTTTGGAACTTAGCAGACACATCATCTTCCAAATAAAGCCCGTAGTTAGTTGTTTCGCTCATCCGTCAACACCGCCTTTCTTAACTCAGCAAAATAATGACGGTTGGAATATCGCAGGTGGGTACAGTGCCATCCGCAGCGATTGTGATAGTTCCATCGGCCTGAGCGCAGACATAAAGCTCTCCATTCTTTACTGCCTCCATCGCTTGTGCTGAAATGTCTTGTGTAATGCTGATAATTCCATTCTGATTTGCACCTAATCCATTGATCGAAATACTCTGTTTGCCGTTCACCCATCCATCTGCGGCCAGAGTTGCATAAACAGCGTCGCTTGCGCCGCTTCCAGATGTGAGGTCAACCCACGCATCATTCAAATAGCGCCAGAAGTGAGCCGTATCTTTTACAAAGTAAAATTTGTCCAATGGAGCAAGGATTGCTGTTCTTTCCGCGTCCGTCTCCAAATCAATAATGTCAGTAAGATGTTTACGAACATTGTCTTTGGTGTCATAGTAGACATCGGAAGTATCAGTGCAGATCAGATACCGTCCAGGTGTAATCGGAATCAAGGCAGTATTTTCAGCCTTGCTTTTTACCGTTTCAAAAACCCGAAAATTGTATCCCACTTGCACACCTCCTTAAATTGATAAAGAAAGCGGACGGGCTTTTGCCCGTCCGCCGTTTTCGGATATATCATTGATTAAAGCGAATGAAAAATCCTCGATTAAAAAGTACCGACAGTGACAGCTTCCTCGACAGCCTTAACACGGGTATCCATGTCGCTGTTCAAGCCGTCTGCATAGCCCTTAGCGTCAGCAAGAGCCTTCTTGACAGAACCATCGGTCTTCTCGTCGCCCTGCAAGGTAGTAAGCTTACCCTCGGCAGCAGTCATACGATTGTCCATAGCGGTGTTCAGTTCGTCCGCATAGCCTTTCGCGTTCTGCTCTGCGGCATCCCACTTTGCCTTATCGCCAACCTCGATCTTGTCAAGCTCTGCCTTGTTAGCGTGTTCGTGCGCCTTACCAGTAGCGGTGTCCCACTTCTCTTTGTCGCCGGTCTCAATCTTATCCAGCTCGTCCTTATTGGCATGAGTATGGATCTTATTGATTTCGGTTTGTAGCTCAGTGGTCAGCTTAGCCTTGGTGATAGTACCGTCAGTGATAGTAGCAGTTACCTTGTGAGTAGTCTCATCAATGTCGATAACGACCATATCGCCAGCAGCAGAACCAGAGGTGACATACTCAATCAGAGAATCAACAGGGATATAGATCTCGCTGTTCTCAGCATTGGCAAGCACCAGCTTCAGATAAGTACCCTCAGCCTGACCTTTCGGATTGGTGACAACAGTACCGCTCTGAACAACCATATCCTTAGGAATATTGATTGCAGCACCGACATTTGCACCATTCTTAGTCAGATGGTAGGTTGCAGCAAAACCGTCAGCAGCAGACTCGTCCTTAACGACAGTATAGGTGTCTGCATCTGGGATAACGACCTTCAGACCTTCTTGACCTTCGGTATTATCAAGCTCCAAAGCATTGCCCGCAGCGGGAGAAAGCTTTACCTTAACTGTAGGCTTAGTGGCAGTACCACCGACCTCAACGCTGTTGTCACCAGCACCGACAGAATCAACCTTACCGTTAATCTTGTTTTTTAGAGTCTCTTCAAGCTCAGCTTCGGATACACTATCCTTGTGCGCCAGCTCGCCAAGTTCGCTACCAGTAATACCAGCAACATAATCCTTGACTGCCTTTGCAGTAGGCACTTCGCTGTCACTTGCAGCAGCACCGATAGTTGTAGCAACGGTCTTTGTTACAATAGCGGTGAAAACAGACTTCCATGTAGTACCAGTCCACACATCACCAGCGCCAGAAACAGTATCAATGTACAACACACCCTGGGCAGGAGCAGCAGGCTTAGTACCATCATAGAAGCGCACAGCCTCAGTGTAAAGATCTGCGCCGAAGAACAGCTCACGGGTATCCGTGCAGAGATAGAAGCTGTTTACATTACGCTCCGCAGGCAAGTTAGCTTTCAAGCCCTTATAAATTAGATTTGCCATAGTTTCTTCATCCTTTCTTGCCGTTGATACGGCTTATAAAATAGTGATAAATATAGATAAAGCGAGAGCTATTGCCCTCGCCAAATCAAGCAAACAGATTAAAACTCTCCGACAAGATCCTCGGCAGAAATACCATCGACTTTCGTAAGAGTCTTATCCGGTTGGATACGATATCCAGCAGACACACCGTTCTCAACGACAAATAGTTGCATACCATAATGATATACACCATCAGAGCTGCCGACAGGAACAGCAGTTGCAGCAGCGGCCTGCGCCGCTTCAAGGCTTTCAAAATATGTACGTCCGTCCAAAGGGAAAGCCGTCTGAGGAACGAATGCAACCGCGAAATTCAGTTTACCGAAATCAGCCATTACAATTCCCTCCTTCCTCAGATCGTAACCTTATAGGTATTTGAAGCGTCGTTGGCGTTCGCCATATCCATCACATACACCTTATAAGACTTGGCCGTGTAACCATTTGCGCCCTCAACATCGACGGTGTACTTGGTAAACGCGGACTTGATCTCAGCATTCATGCCATTCACATCCTGCACAGAGTTCACATCACGCAGCGTCGCTGGGTAAGCGAACACAACGCGGATTGCCCCGACAGGAATTGTGATACTGAAACTGTTGCCGACAGCAAGCGCTCTGCCACTCTTTCCGGAGAGACCACGCACCAGTGCAGAGTTCACCTCGCCGTCCTTTGCGGTCAGAGTGCCATAGAAGCTATTACGATAGCCGGAAATCTTGCTCTTTGTTGCAGACTTTGTACCGGCTTTGATCTGGCCTGCGGCGTAATTCTTGCCAAGTGCAGTCTGCGGCATAGCGCCGTCCGCATAAGTCGCCTCTGCGGTGATAGAATAAGCCGTGTCGTCTCCGACCTGAATCTCGTCAAATGTGCCGCTGGCTGTTGTCTTCTCGCCGCCGTCCGTGTTAGTCACTTTCCATGCGGAAGCGACAATACCGGTAGCCTTCGGTTCAAATTCATAAGAGCCAGGATTCAGAACGGCAGAATAGTCCGGAGACACCTTTGTACCGACCTCATAAGCCTTGATCTTAGCCGCAGTCAATGTAACACTCGGCTGAGTTACAGTCGGGTTCTGATCTTCTGCGAAAGCGTCATTCAGAAGCTCTGTCAAAGTCTTATCCTTTGCTGGAACTGTGACCTTGCCTCCGACCGGCGTATACTTACCAAACTGATATGTAAACACCAGATCTTCTGTGAACACAATATCGTCTGTTGACGATCCGCCGAATAGCTGTACCCATGCACTGCCCGTCCAAATCTCACCAACCTTGGTGTCCGTATTAACATACAGAACACCAGTGGCAGGAGTTGCCGATTTTTCACCAGTGTATGTACGAACTGCCTCGGTAAAGAGATCTGCACCAAAGTAAATCTCTCTTGTGTCCGTACAAAGATAAAACGCATTTTCACGGACTTCTGGCAAATTTGCTTTCAAGCCCGTATACACAAAATGAGCCATTATCTTGTTCTCCTTTCTTGTTATTTAGCTTACAGAATATTTACAAAAAGATAGCGCTACTCTTTCTGCACAAATTAAAAGCTGCCAATCATATCTGCAATGACCGCAGAAGATGTGGCAACACTGTCTTCAACAATGTCATCCTTACTACCGTTAGACGGAACGCTATATGTCTTAATCAGACCTGCGCTGATCCATGTAAGCTTGACATTATCTCCGTCATTTTTAACATAGAAAAGATCGTCCTTTAATGTCTCACGCTCATCATCATCTGACGTGATCTTCCATGTTCCGTCGATATTGTAAACGCCAGTAGACAAGCTTGAAATAACAATACCAGAGCCGCTAATGTTTGTTACCGGCTTGTTGGAAAGCTGGTCGTAGTTAGAAACTCCGCCTGTTCCGCTGCCAGAACCTCCACTCCAAAAAGGAATATCACTCATAGCAACCTCCTGTTTGTTAATACATGTAATAGATGTTGACAGCTACAGCCTGTTTGAAAACAAGACTTGTAATGTCAATTTGCCCATACCCTAATTCAAAAACACCAGACACAATCGGGATATCGCATCCGTTGATGGATACCTCTGTGCCTGGATCGCATTGAATACCAATTTTCTTAATAATCATTCGTTCAGCGAATGATAAAACACTATTCTGATGTAATTCAATTTCGTTTCTTCTGAATACATCGACCATGTTTGCATTCGCTGTTGCAGTTCCATTAAAACTACCAAGCGTACCCTTAGACATATATAAACACCTTCCTAATCGTTTTAAGCCAGCTCAACATAATCAAGCTCGTCAAGTGATACAGAATCTATGCTGCTAAGAGTAGACGAATCGAGATCAGACAACAAACGATATCGCTTTAAGCCGGCAACAACATTTGGTGTCAAATGTAGTTCCGAAAATTCCGCCTTAATAAAAGCTTCGAGAGATTCATTGACTGCGGCAATTAGTGACATAAATCCATCCGCAGAAAGATACTTTGTCGATTTCACACCGTTGTTTACAGCAGTCAAATAAAATGTCTGATTTGCATTGCCAAGCGTGTACCACATTTCAAAATCCATCGAGCAGAGCAGATTCATAACAGCTTCTCCTTGCACAGCAAGCAAGTAATACAAATCAAACCGATCTGTGTTTAATTGCATCTCCGTGCCAGCACCAGCAAATGTTTCTTTATCTGTATCAGAACTTAACAAAAGATCAACATTATTCTGCATTTTATCAAAAGCAGTCTTTAATGTGTCAGCGGTCGATGTGTGAAAGATTAAATCACTACGCCCGCTTCCAATTGACTTTGCAAGATCATATTGCAATGCAGATGTTGTAAGTCTCGTTAGATTTTGAAAAACCTCGTATGTTTCTTCGCCCATCTCGAATGGGTTCGTTGCAAAAACAAGGTCAGATTGACCGGAAATCGGCTTACCAGCAGCCAATTCAACATCCAAATCAATCTCAACCTTGCTCTGAAATGTATTAAATACACGCTCTAACAACTCGTCAATCTCAGTTCTAAGATCAGCGTCACTCTCTCCGATGATAAATCTTTGTAGGCACAAATAATTAACCATCGCATCCAGATACATTTTGTTATACATGATTAGGCCGTCTCGATACGGAAGATTTTTGATAATAACATCAAACTCCGTCAGCCGCTTGCGAAGATAGATATTATATTCTTGTGCCATAACTCACCGCCAAATTGTTTAGCTAATTTTATGTAGGATTGCTCAATGTCAAAGTCAGGCTACCAGCCTTAATGGTAACGATAGTCGCAGTTTCAACATTACGAGCAGAAGACAGCCCGTCAAACATAAGCAGATTTCCGCCAGTCAAAGCGTCGTAAATAACGAAATGCGTCATTGTACCCCAGTTCGCAGTTGACTCATCAAACGAAACCGCAGCAGTATTCTTAATTACACCAGCAGTCGGTTCACTCAGCACGGTCAGCTTAACACGCTTATATCCTGCACTTGAAGCCGGCTCAGATACGCCAGATCCGTCTACGCCAGGTTCAGTCGCGCTTAAACCAATGTAATAATCACCTGGAAGCGCTGGATTCTCCTTTGTGTGAAATAGATTACCCATTACCTGATTCAAGAAATATGTAGTAGTCATCGCAAATCCTCCTTATTTGATGATTGCCTTATCAATATTGTTTGTAATACCCAAAATGCCTTGGCTTGGAATCTCAGTTTCTCCGGACATATCCTGAATGGTAATCTGATAGATATACTTCCCATATAGATTTACGGTTTCTTGTGGAAGAAGCGTAACCGTCAGAATATTTTCAACACCATCATCATTTGCAATAATAGACATGGGCTTTGATAGCACCGGAGTACCTGTACGATTTACTGAATACACCACTGAAAATGTAGCCGTAGCGCCAGAGGCGCTGAACGGCTTTCGTGTATCAGTGAATAGGCAAAATCGTAAATCGTGTGTTTCCCCGCCAACAAAAAGGATTTCAGGTAGGTCGTAAACTTTTGATTGCATATTAACCTCCAACATTTACGGGGAACTCACATTGGATTTCCAACATACAATTCCCAACCACTTCAAGCAAATTGTCGCCACAAACAAGCTTGAAGAATTCAAAATTGAAATACGGATATAGGTTCAAATCCATATTGTTTGTAATTACACCGTTTTCATTATCAACTTCAATCTCCAGAAAGTAGTCTTGTGGAAGATCGCTCAATGCAAAAACTCTATCGTTATCAGAATGATTGATAATTTTGATAGTATTACTGCCATTCAGCGTAATCTTTATCTTTGGCTGATACCCACCACGATAGCTACCGAGATTGCGCAAAATAATGTTAGTGCTGCCGCTGCAGTTATAGCTATATGTCACCGGATACTGATAAGCAAATGGAGAATCGCATCGAACCGTGCATGAAAAGGCAATCGGTAAATTACCAATCTCGACCATCTGCAAATCTTCAATTAAGCACCGATATCGAACTTGCTCCATATCGGCCTGCTCAATCTCCAACCACTTATAACCATCGACGGGAGACAACCATGCGCTGATTGCCTCCCGATCCCAGGCATCAAAAAAGCCGTTTGTTTTCACAAACGACTTATCAGCTCCAAATACCATTTTGAATGTCAATGGTTCATTTTGCGTGATACCATAAAACAGCGGCTTATATCGACCAGAAATACGATCTTCCGAAATTTCTGCCGGCGAAGGGAAACTACCATTGCCAGGAGAAACGCCATTGACTTCGTAAAGCCTTAGCCCGTATTCTGTGCAAGGGATACCATCAAAAATAAAATAGTCGCCCCAAAAAGCCATAACTGCACCTCCGCTTACTTATCTTTTGGCTGTTCCTCTTTCTTCGTAATCTCACAACCAAGCAAAATGTCTCTCGTCTCTTCAAGAATGGCGATACTTCCACTCAGATTTGCAAGATTCGGCTTTCCACGGACAGAAACATTGTCAAGCGCATTCAGTACAGCAACTAAACGATTGATAACTTCATCCTTCATATATTAACCCTCTTTCAAAGATTGCAATTCATTTTCAAGCTTTGTGATACGACGATATAGTTTCTGGATCATATGTGTATTCAAAGAAATGAACTCGCCGTAACGAAGCTTGTAGTAATTGTCTGTAATTCCGTCTGCCTCATTGACCTCTTCAATAGGTGCAATAACCAGACCAGCGAAATCCATATTAGACAGACCGGCGTTGTGAAGAGCATCTTCAACATCCTGCGCAATAAATCCAGAATGAAGTCTTCCGCCATGACCATTGTTATACTTAAATGTCGCTGGTTTCAGTCCCATGAAAAACTCATCGTAACGATCAAAATCGTAGTTGATGGTATTCTTCAATCGTCTATCAGAGCGCAATGTAATTTCTTCACTTGCGTAAATGCCGTTAGCAGTAATGAAGAAGTCCATTGCACCAACCTCATCCAAGCCAGTCATTCGACATCCAGAGTTGGTGACGATAAAGTAAGGGGCATAGCCATTACCGTTGCTACCATACATCATTGCGCCATAGGTCAATCGGCCACTACTACCAGATCCGTATCCTTTTGCAAAACCACCATAACCGCATGTAAGCTCGATAATATCAGCATCAATATTGCCAGCAAGAATATAGGATGCGTTAATAGCGAGGTAATATCGACTGCCAGATCTGTACGAATAAATTCCATCGTAATAATAGTCATCCGAATTTTCGTACAGAGCCTTAGCAATGTTGCCACGAGTAACATTTGCATCACTGCCGTCTTCGCCGTCATATCCGTCACGACCGTCTTTACCTTGAATCTGCATTGCAGAAGTCCAAGTATTACCGCCGTCATAAGAATACGAAGCATAGTAGTCATATGCAACGCTTAAACTTCTGTGCCAACCGCTTGAAGACGAGCTGGGATATGAAGAATACGGAGATGTAGGTGTTGCATAGCTTGATCTGCCATACAAAACGCGGACAGGACTGCTGCCAGTTCCCCAAGTAATATTTCCTTGAAGATTGATACTGCCTGTCATCGTGATATTACCAGTTGTGCCGTCAATCTGAATATTGCCAAGATCAAGATAATTACTATCGAACTTGTTTTTATCAGATGTCAGCATTGAATTTCCGGACTTATCCAGAAAATCAGATGCCTGTACAACGCCTTTGAAACTACCGCTTGCAGCAGAAAGCTCACCGCTGAACCTGCCATCGCAGCCCTCAAGCGTACCTTTAATATGAACATTTCCGTTCGTATCGACCCAGAAAGATGCGTTCTTTTCATCAATGGTATACTCATCACCGTCATACAACGGGTACTTACCAATTGCAATTCCGGAATACGGATTTAGAGTGATTTGTACCTGATTAGCATTGTAGATATCAAAAATAGCGTTATGAAGGGAAGCCCCGTTCCCATCAACACGAAACACAGAAGTCTTTCCGTCTTTCTTTTCACTTTCGATAATCATACTGTTGCTGGCAATCAACTTACCAATGAGGCTATCGGCAATTACGCCGCTAATAAGCGTGCCATCCTCAGACACCATTTGACCGATAGCAAGATTTGCTGTCTGCCAATTATCTGTGGTGAACATAATCGAACCATTGTTCATCCAAATCTGGTACGGCTCATATTCTGTGGGAGATCCGTCAATTCGTTTCCGTAGACGCAAACCAGACTCACTCCACGAAATGTCCTGTCCACTCGATGACATGATATTGTTCTTTGCAATATCCAGTGCAGACTTCATAAATTTGCTTAGTGATGTTTCTGCACCGCTATTCACAAACTGATTGTATGTCCATTTGCTTCCATCGAGTGTTTTACCAGCGGTAGCCCCAGACTGCACAAGCTCTTCATAATTGAAACTATCATCAAACGCATTGCATTTACTTGAAAGCTCAATTTCAAAGTTCGACAAATCCTCAAATGGAATTTTCACATTTAATAGATATGGCTTCAAAATGCGACCGTCTCGTTGTTTCCAATAGATTTTCCCACCAAGCTCAAGCTTATTTTTGAAGTATGAAAACTCCGACAATGCAAGAAAATTAGCTATATCAAGTGAGAATGAATAGCACGGATAAGCATTCTTTTTAAGTAATTCCTTACCATATTCAAACAAATCCCACTCTACGGTTCTCTGTTCGTACTCTGTCGTACTTCTTGTAAAATACAAATTTGCAGTATTGATTTTGAACTGCAATGTACTTCCAGAGCTAATCGCACCATTGACCTCAAACTCAGCTTTCACATTAGACGAAACACTAATTGCCGTACCTGAGATAGATACACAAGCGTTAGGGAACTCTGCGTCATTCAGTGTACCGTCATTAACACGCGCAGTAAACAAAATATTGTTGTCACTGTCAAAATCCAAAGACGCACGAATTAGATTCGCTCGAAGAACGAAACCATTAGTTGAACATTCCAAAACACCACCAGATGCAGAATAAATGTCCTTACCGAAATCATTCTTGACTTTGATAACTTCTGATCTGCTGATATTAAAAATAGCACCAGAAACTTTTACACTCTCGCCAGAAGTATCATAAGTAGCCACTTTTGGAATTACAAATGAATCCTCTGAAACAGAGTCCTCTTTCAGATACCGATTGATAATCTTGTACTCATCTTCTGTAAAAAATGCAGATAGGGCAGTCTTGTTGTTGATTGCGACCATCTGCTCATTCAAACTTGAAACTTCCGCAGAAATAGCATCAATTTCAGACTGCTTCTGTGTAATCTCCGATTTTTTAGCGCTAATTTTTGCATTGACGCTATTTAGATCGCTTTGTGACTTCAATCCTTGTGCGATAGCCTGAATAGTAACCGCTTGAATATTTTCAAGGCTTGTCAATTCTCCTTGCAAAGTAGTCATAGCGGCTTGCTCTGTGACAAACTGTGCAGTTTTCAGAGCTTCTTCGATTGTCAGATTGTAATACTGCTGTTGGTAAGACTCAAATGTTTCTTCCCACAGATTATATTTGTTAATTACGCTCTGACTAAAATTATCAAGCGTCATGAAGTACCGTAAATTAACGAGGCTACTTGTCCCCATTGGGTTGACGCTTCGGATGTCAACACCATCTGCGCCATATACACCAAGATTTGTCACAATGCTTTCTGTGTCTTCAGAAACCTTTACATCTTTTACAAGATTCTCAACAGAAAAATACACTGGCGAAATGGGAGCATCGTTCATAACATCACGCACATGAATAAGTCTCTTATAAGTGTCAAAATAAAAGATGCAACCGTATGATTCCTGCAAATCGGACTTCATAAAGTTATAGATATTCTGATCACTACTATCGTCAAATGTGCGATACTTGTCAATTAAAGTTGAATCTACAGAACCAACTTTCCAAGACGGCATTAGCTCTGTAATCAATCCAAGAATCGTTCCTTTTGGTGCAATAGGATTCCACAGATTGTATGTTCCCTCAGTCAATGGCAACTTCTTGAAAGTAAACTCATACTCCAATGAATATGCCGTGCAGCTTTTTATCAACTCAACACCATCGTCTCTTACACTTGGATCAATCAAGATAAATCGACCATAGTGTTTTAGGTCAATAATCCGCATACCAGTAACCTTATCGTAATTTGGCGTTTTAACACCGTCTACGATTCCTGGTAAATCAAATGTGAGCGTTGATACCTCGTTATAGCAAAGCTCCGCCACCACATTGAAAGCAAGTCTCAACACACCAATAGGCGTATCGTCAAGATTTTGGAGAATCAACATCGGTTGCTCGTTCACATTGATCTTTGCAAAATCAACGACCATATCAATACCTCCCACAATTAAAAGAGACCGCCTAATATGGGCGGTCTCTTAAATTCTCAACGCAGCATTGAATTTCCAAAGCTATTTTTCAAGCCCTTTCTTTTCGCAGCCGACATAAGTTTTCCGATAGTGTACTCGGAATAATACTCAGCAAAGCCCTTCATATTTTCTTCCGTCACATTCTGCATCTGGAAGTAGTTCTGAATAGTAACACGATCATCCGTAGACGAATTATCTGTATTGCTATTGTCGTTTGTAATCGACTTAACAACCTCAGAAACAGCGGGTGATGTAGAAGTAAGATTGCCAATCAATGAGTCCAAAACACCAGTGATACCATATTTCAACGAATTGAAAATACGCATATACTGATCTTTCGTCATGACAAGCTCTCCATCCTTCAAAACAGAAAGGACTTCATCAGCGCCGGTAGCTCGACCGCCAACATAACCCTCATCCAAACCAGTATGGAATAGGCGCGGGCCATTTGCAGAATCAAGATACCAAACGCCATTCACTTTAACAACCTTGCGCCCCAATAGAGCGGAAAGCTGTTCGGCAAGATCCTCATTCTCCTTAACCAAACGGTTCTTTTCTTCCTGCGTCTTTGCAGTATGCCAACCCTTACTATTTGTCTGCATCTTACTCAAAATTCTGTCGATTTGCGTTTGCTTATCGTCAGCATTCTTTCCAGCGCAGGAAATTTCAGAGTTAATACCATTCAGCGCAGATACAACATCGCCGTATTCCTGCGCTGCTGCCTTAGCAGTTCTCCAGGCGGAAGTAATAGAATCTTCGCCATCGATCATATCTCCATATTGCTTATTCCACTCAATTAGGTCTGCGTATAGCTGTTCCCAATTGCTATTGATGCGGGCAATCGCTGCATTGTACACCTTTTCCTCCGTATCAACTGTGGACTTCACATAGGAAATTTCATCGTTTTTCGTATCTTCAAAAGTATCAGCTTCTTTGTCCAAAGCGTCAACTTGTGAATTATACGCATAATCTGCTTGATAGTCAGCCAACTCCTGCTGAAGCTGAGCCAGCTCTTGTGCCAGCTTTTGCTTTTCAGCATTTGCAGATGCACTCGTATCACGATCCAACTGCGCAAGCTTCGCTTGCTTTTCAGCAATCTCAGCTACTTTTTCTGCAACAGTTCTTTGATAGTCCTCTTCATCCTTAGTTGCAGAAAGAGACTCTTTCTTCAAATCAATGATTTTACGGAAAGCGTCAATCTGTGCTTCCAGAGCATCTACTTGATCCTCAGCCTCTTGACGAACAAGCTCCATCGTCATCTCAATGATTTTCGTTAGAGCATCTTTCTGTTCGTTGTAGATTTCAACGCCCGTTTCGCGCATGAGGCTGTTATACTCTTTCAGAGTTAAAACACCTTCTTCAAATAGGCGATTGATCTCTTTCAGCTTTTGTTTCAGGTAATCAACCTTGGTGAAGTTGAAATCTCCCCACAAATCAAAATCATCGGCATAATCAATGAAGTCATCAAATGTATCAAGAACATTATCTGCAATTTTAGAGTTAATGTCTTGAATATCATTATAAGCGCCCCACCATGCGTCAATACAATCTTGAATTGCTTCGTCGTTTTCGTCCAGCCCGAGATCACGCAGACGTCGTTCTTCCTTATGAGCTTCTTCTTGAATCTTCTTTTGTTCTTCAAGCTGCTTATAAAGGTTGTCCAACATCGCATCCTTGGTCTGATTGTTGTCCAGCATATCATACTGGTTTTCCAACAGACTGAGCATATTGTTATGATTATCTACCGCAGTCTTGTAAATATCATGTAACATATCCTCAATCGTATCCTGATAATCCCACCACTTTTTCTGTAGGTCTTGGATATAATCAGAGGTATCATCTAAACCAAGCGCACGATACTTTTCAGCTTGTGCGTGGACTGTTTCTTGCATCTTCCGATAGATGGCAATAATTTGTTCCGGAGTCCCGTCATTCTTCTCCAGAAGGAAAATTGAATGCTCAAAATTTCCAATAATATCGGATAGCTGGTCTTCCAAATCGTCCAGCTTATCTTTAAGCTGTTCTTCTAATGTCTTATCGTCAATTGTCGCTTCAACTGTAGCGTTGAATGTGATCGGCGTTCCGGTTGAACCGGTCTTGCCTGTCTCTACATGCAATCCGCCTGTCTGGACTCGACCTTTCGCATAAGCTGGGATAACACCCTTGAGCTGCTTGCCAGACCCGTGTACGATACGCTTTGTTTCAGCCGCAGTGTAAACACGGTCGCCCTGCTTGAGATTAACAACCTCAGCGCCATTTACACCAGCAAGATAAGCTTTATCGCCAGACTGGATAAGCTCAGCACCCTCTTCACCAACCAGCGCATCGCCAGCCGGTGCAGCACCAGTGCCAGAAGCATATCCGAAAATACTTCCAAGAATGCCGCTCTTACGCTTTGTGTCAATCGTGACCGTAGCGGTTTGACCGTCCAAATGCTGAACAGCAGTTTGGACGCGCTTTACTGCGGTCTCTGCGTCGCTTGCGGCAGTTTCGATGTTATTAAACTGATCAACAACATTATCAGTTGTCTCATCGTCAACATCCTCGACAGCCTGCGCAACGCCATCAACATTAGAAGTTACTGTCGCAAAGTCTAAACCGTTCAGATACTCCAGCGCATCTGTCGTATCTTTAATTTCACCTTGCGAATTTGTGAGGGAAATACCGTCTGCTTCACCAAGCTTTGTAATTAGGTTTTCCGCCTGTTCCTTAGTGAAGTTTAGCTCAGAAAGAAGTGGGGCAAGAGCTTCTGCATCAACATTGACCGTGATACCATCGCTGGCTGCTAAACCAAGATTAGTAAGACTGTTCGTTAAACCGTCAATGCTGCCCTCTGCATCCAACAATACAACGCCATCGAGATCTTGTAAGCCCGTCAGAATATCATAGATTTCCTTGTCAGTCTTACCAAGAGTGATAAGCTGATCGGTAAGTGCCGAAACATTGATTGCTTTCTTTCCAGCATTCTCCGCAGATAGACCAATTTCGTCAATAACATCTGCGACCTCGTTCATATCGTAGAAATCAATATCTCCCCACATGGAGAGGGCTTCCAGACATGCAAGAACCGCATCTGTCGTAATACCCATCTTTTCGGCAATCGCGTCCAGATTATCCGGATCAATATCGAAAACATAAGCACCATCAGAATCTTTACTGATATCCAGTAATTTTTCGCCCTGATCATTGACTAACTGACCAGCCTGAGACATCTGATATAGCCGTTCAACAAAGCCAGCACCAGCACTGTCAGCGTCCTCAAACACAATCTTGTTTTTCTCCATCGCGGAGTAGATTTCGTCAAGGCCATCGCTCCATCCCCATGTAGATAGCTGATCGCTACCAAATAGGAATTCAGCCGCAGCCCAGAAAGCATTTGAGTTGGTCGTGCCTGCTTCAAACTGTTTATTCAGTTCCTCAAAGGCTTCTGCATAAGACTTAAAGTCGGTATCCTTTTCCTCGACAGACATGGCAGCATCGTACCGTGCTTTCGCCTCAGTTACGCTATCAAACTTATCTACCATGCCATCAAGAGCATCGTTGAGCTTCAACGCCTGCTCTGTAATAAGAGCAACACCATCGCCACCCTCAGCCATAACCTGTAAGATATGTGCGAGGAATTGCGCATTCATACCGTCTTCATCAAGAACACTGGCAAGAATTCCGCTTTCCTCAGCCAACTCCTTTACATTTTCCGCTGTGATACCATCAAGTGTTGTCGAAAGAGTCATCAACTCTTCCTTAGCGTCAGCAAAGTTTTCAGAATTCCAAAGGCTCTTAATCGTGGTCTTGAGCTGTTCAGAATGTCTCCTTGCTACTTCCTGTTCGCTATTATACTTTTCGATTGCTGCAGTAATATCATCCCAAGTCGTTGCGCCTTGGTTAATAACCGCATCATAAGCAATCTCAAATTCCTCATCGGATAAACCGCGTAGCTTTTCTTTGACTTCATCAGCCTCAGCAAGCCATGCGTCTAACTCATGGAAATGTGCAGATGTACCAGGCTCATACTGTTCGTAGTTTTTTGGAACTAACGCCTCAGCAATAGCCTGCATTTTCTCGTTGACTTGCTTAGCCTGATTTTCACGCTGATTTAACTCGTCAAGCAAACCAGCATAGTAGTCATTCGTACCAAGCGTTTTATCAACAAGTTCCTCAGCAGAATATGTACCATTCTCGTCGAAACTCAAATCGTTCTGAACCTGCTGAATCAAATCCTTGCGCATCTTTTCAAACTGGTCAAGGCTTTCTGGCTTCGCAAGCTTCTGAGCAGCAAGGAAAGCGTCTTCCGCAATCATCTGATTGTTTTTATCAATCTGATCAATCGCGTCGGACAACGCAGCATCATATTCGTTATAAGCATCCGCAAGAACTTCAAACACCGGATTTTCACTTCCGAATTTGTCTCGAACTGCGTTCATCGCATCCTGTAGATACTTATAATTCGCCGCTAAATCTTCAAATGTGACATCTTTTAAGCCACCATCTGAACTATATACGCTTGGAAGGAAAATTGTTCCGCCGCCCTTGCTACCACTATCGTCAATGCCAGTAAAACCAAGCTCTTTGAGATACGCCATAGCGTCTCCAGCTTCTTTACCAGTTGCAGAATAAAAACTATGACTATTGAAATATCCGTCAAGCTCTTTTACGGCATCTTCTTTGGCAACATTAGCAGCACGAACACCTTTTGAAATATCGGTTTGTAATTGCGTTCTGGCTGCGTCGATAATATTGTCTCGCAAATCTGCATAGCTACCAGACAAATTATCAACGGCAACGCCCTGATCTTTCAAATAGGCAATTAGCTCATCCTGAATAGCAATAAGGTCTTCCTGCGATCCAGTGCCAGCTTCAACAGCGTTGCTCAACTCAATATAAGAAGACGCGAGATCATACAGTTTTTGTGCGTCTTCCGCAGCGGCAGTACCAGCCTCAACAGTAGCCTGACGAGCTTCTTTAGCCTTGTTAATTAGTTTTGAGATTCCAGAAACAATTGCCGAAATAGCAAGACCAATACCAAGACTAATCAGCATATTCAGAGCGGTCTTTAACACCTGTACGCCGACGGCGGCAGCTTTTGAAGCAACACCCATTGCTGTTGTGGATGCAGATGCGTTTGTCATGGATGAACGATATGCGTCAGTAGAAATCGTAGCATCATCTGTCACATGGACAGCCGTTTTCAGCGAACTACTTCCACGGCCAATTGTATCGTTCCATACAATCTGGCGTTGTGTCAGATCACTTGTTGATGTGCCAAGACCTTGAATCTTTGTCTTGTATTCATCAAGTAGACGAATATCATTTTCTAATTCAAGCTTTCCACTATTCCATGCAAATGAAATGCCAGTACCAGTGCCAAGCCAATTCTTCGATGTGGTTGTTTTTAATAACTGAAGCTTATCAAAGAATGGGGTAATACCAGCAAGAATCGTAGGAAATGCACCAAGCGTTTCAATAAGTTTTGTGAGCCAACCAAGCAATCCAGTTCCGGCATCATATGCACCCTTAATCAAATCACTATTCAAAATAGTCTTTGCAAGAGCCTGATACTGAGCTTGGAATTTTTGCTGCTTCGCCTCAATGCTGTCCATCCACTTCTCATGCTCAGCGAGAGCAGAACCCTCCGCATTAACGGAGGCGTTCATGGCACTAACAGCATCGTCCATATTTTCGATAGCCGCCGCCAGAGCGTTGCCCTGACGCTTACCGGCCAGCAATTCAAGCAATGCAGCCTGGTCGATATCGCTCATCTTCTCCCAGACCTTGCTAATTCCAAGGATAATTTCATATGTACTCTTGAAATTATCAGCATCGGCCATAATATCAAAACCACCAGATCCATCAACATTGGTCAAACCCTTGATTTGATCTTGAAGCTTTGCTGTGCTTTCCGCCATATATTCGGTTTCAAGACCGGCTTCTTCAAGCTCAGTCTTTGCACCACGAATACGCATGGCAACGGTTTTCCACATTGTACCGACCGCAGCAGGATCTTGTACGACATTATTCGCAGCAACAATCAGAGCGATTGACTCGTCAATTGTATTGTTTGCCGCAGCCATGGCGGAAGCGGAACGCTGCAAAGCATCGCCAACACCGCCAGAAGAAATAGCAAATTCATTGCCGATTTTATTAAATTTATCAACAATGGTCATTGCATCGCTGGCTTCAATACCAAACGCTTTCATTGTAGAAATGATAGAGCTGGTAGCCTCGTTTACATCGCTGATTTCATCACCAACGACGCTATAAATTGTAGCAACTTCTGCAAGATCAGAAGCATCAGCCATCGAATAACCAAGACGAGCAAAATTAGCAGTTGCAGTTACATAGTCAGAATATGATGTACCAATATCAACTGCCTTTTGTGCAGCATCAGAAAGAAAACGGTCATACGACTCATCAGTTTCGTCCGTAACCTTTTTCAGCTCGGTCATCGCTGTGTCCAAATCGACAACAGCGTCATAAAGGCCAGTAACACCACGCATGATACCAGCGATAACACCGCCGAGTACCATCCAAGACCCCATCTTTGCAATATTGTTTTTCAGCTCTCCGAATAGAGACTGACTGTGTTTATCTGCGCTAATAAGTTCCTGCTCGAAAAGTCGAATTTTCGCATTTAGGTTTGTCAGTTCCTTTGAAGAACTAACCATCTGTGACTCATCAAAAAGCTGTTGCCATTTTGACATTAAGCTTGGATCGGAAACAAATGCACTATATGTCTGCTTTAGATTCTGAATTCTAAGCTGCGCTGTTTGAATGTTGGAATTTAGCTTTTCTGCATCCAATAACTTCCCAGAGGCAGTATTATCAAGCTTTATCTGCTTAAACTGCTGTTCGAGTAGCGCAAGCTTATGACGATATGCGTCAAGATCGTTTGGATTTAGTGCATTGTCTAAAGCAGTCTTAGCCTCTTCTACGCTTGCCTTAAAATCACCGCCGAAAATACCGGCGTTTTGCCATTTCTTGATCTGTGTTTCAAGACTTGCCTGCAACTCAGCTTTTTGATTTGCAAAAGTATTTGCTTTCAAATCCGTTGCAGCATACGCAGAAGTTTGTAGTTCCTTTGCATAGCGCTGAAGATCAGCAACCATAGAGTCAATCTCTCTCTTATGCTCAGAAGAAAGAGTGGTGTTTGATTGCTTAATCTCTTCAATACGAGCCTTTACAGCATTCAACTTTTCTTGATACTGATTAAACTGCTCCATATCACCAAGCAACGGCTTTGATGTGTTTGTCAATGTCTTGCTTGTAATATCAGCAATTTTCGTATTGATTCTGTTTAGATAGTTAAGCGTCTGCTCCAAATTAGAACCGGCGTTTTTATCTGTCAAAATAGAGTTACTTTGAACAAACCCTTTTATTGATTGAGCGCCATCTTTGATTTTTGCGAGATTAAAGTTAAACTTTTCTACAACGCCATCAGCCTTAGTAACGCTGGCAGTGAAACTTTGGATGTTTCCCTTAGAATCCTTAAAGACATTCGTAATGTCCGTCTTGCCAAGCTTACTGAATTCGGCCTGCGCCCGACTAACGATATCTTTGACTGACGTAAAGTAACGCTGACCGTCAGCCTTTAATTGCGTTGCATCAAAAACCTGCAACGGCTTATATGTGCCAGTATGGTTTGCACCACCGACCTGCTTGGCGATTGTTTGTAGCTGACTCTGCACCGTTTTAACGGAGTCTTCATCAAAACCAACCTTCAGCTTTACAGTGTGCGATTCACTCAAAGACTTAGCAATACTTGCAAGCTTAGAATCAAGTGAAGACTGGCTGTTCTCGTCAATCACGGCTTTTAATAGAATTTGCAGATCATCCACGCACAATCACCTCACTTATAAGTTGTTTAACTAATTTCTTATACAAAGAAAAGAAAGACACCAGATTATCGAATCGTGATGCCTTTCTTCATAAGTCCTCGTTTTAATGCCTGCGTACATTTGCCAGAAGCTTGTAATCTCTCAATCGTAGTTTCTGTAAATGGGCGGGCTTTCGGTCTACTCCAATAGTCATAACCAGGATCACCAGATCCACCACGACCATGTTCAATCAAATACGGGAGATTCTTACTTACCGTAGCTCTGTCTCCGTTTCGACCGTTCAGATATGGGTTTGGGTCAGTAATATTGATAACAGACAAAATACCGTTTTTTGCAGCATCGCCTTTAATCACAATATTATACGGATCTCCGATACCGCCAAAATCATATCTGCGCTGGTAATATCCAGATGTATCCATGCTATAAACGATGTCTTTAATTGCCTCAACCTCTTCATCACGAATGACAGGGAATACATCGTTGGTTAAATACTCATCGACAGCTTTTTTCAAATATGCCATCAGATCAGCCGTATTTTTGAACTGCGGCATATCGTTCCTCCAAAATAAGAAAAGCGCCGGCATACGCCGGCGCAATACTCATAAATCAATTATTCGTCATTTTATTTTGAATCGCTTATCTTGTTTTGATTCTCTTCACATGTCTTAGATGTATTGTTAGCGTCAAACATTAGGAACATCACAAAACTAAATAGCCCGACTACGACAAAGAGCAAAATAAGCATAGCACAAGTCATAATGGTCATAATTGTTGTATAGTTTTCTAATAATAAAACAATTAAAAACCCAATGTAGCATACAACCGTTACATATACTGCAATTTTTCGGAAACGCTTAAACTCACCACGAATCGGGCTTGTCTCTGGCAAACGCTTTACCCACCACCTGACAAAATACAAAGCGACAATCAACACAGCAAAGCTTGCAACTGCCAATATCGGCGTAGCTATGAAACAAGCAGATGCGGCGACAATAGGAAGTGCTATCAAAACCAAAACAAGCCAATTGATATTACTATCAACAAGCTTTGCGGTAAGAAGCATTGCTGGTAATGCGACGAATGCAGAAAGTGGGAGGCATAGCAACCCAACAATAACGACAAGAGCTGCGCCATCGCCAGTCGATGCACTCAGCATAAACGGTCTCGGTCTTCTTCTCATAGGCACACCTCCTAATCAACATAGTTATGCTTGTATTATAGGAAAATCGCCTGCTAAAGTCAACCGATACACATAGCTTTAATTGCTATCAGTTGTTTTCTTTTGCGTTCTCCACGAAAGCTTTCGCAAGCTCTTCAGTAGAAATCTGTGTATCAGAAAGCCTACTCATGCTCGAAATGAAACCAGCCATTTGCTCACCGCTGATATTGCCAAACACACTGTCCATCTGCTCTGCAAAACGAGAAATCTCACCAACCAATGTGTTGACACGCTGTTCCTGCACAGATAACATCTTCTGCGTCTCAAAATTAACTCTATCACGAACACCAGCTAAGAGCATCTGATATTGCGCATTGTCAATGCACCCGATAATATCGCCAATAATACCATTTGCACCCAACACCAGCTCATACGCCTTACTTTCATCGTTCGGCATCGTAAAATTCGCATAGTAAATGAGAATGTTCTTTCCAATGATATAACTCTGTGCGAGCGGAACAATCATACCATCATTCGGCATAATAGCTTCTTTTACAACATCCTCAACAAAACGCATAGACTCTTCCAATGTAAGACGGAATTTTACCTCATATGTAATAGTCTCATCACCAATAGAAAATGTACGCTGCATAATATCCGGAGTTGTCTCCTTACAAAAACGCTCAAGCGCGTTAATTGAAACACGATTAGTCTTCTTTGCCATTTATAGCATCCTCTCTAAGATTATTTTTCATGTTTCTCAATTTTGATTTGGTCATCTTGATTTGACCGAATGTCATAGTTGTTAATTACAAAATGCCCAATCATAATTGCATCGGCCAGATTATCATTGTCCGTATCAATTCCGTACATTTCTTTCGCCGCTTGAATAGAGAGAATTTTTGACTCTTTCTTTCCAGACGCTTCCAAGGCTTTAATTTTATCTTTGATTTCCTTACTGCTCCGTCCTCTTGCTTTACAGTAGTTTTGCCACTGAGTTGGAGCAATGAAATCGTACAAGTATTCATTCTTCTCAAAGAGATTTATGAGGACTCCTTGAAGCTGCGCAAGCTTTTTGAAAGACTGTACATTTACACGAAGCTGAATATCTTCGATAAACACAGCCGAAATATTATAGGTCTTGATAATCGTATCGACCAAACTCTCAATAGCAAGAATCGCTCTTGCGTATGTATAATCCTTATTTCCAAAAGAAAAAGTCCCATATGTTTCGAGCTTTTTCGTTTCATAGTCAAAAACAGCCCAAGCACCATTTCTGGCCTGGTCTATGGATAAAATTTTCATATCATCACCCTTCGCAAAGCAAAAGAAAGGGAGAGGTTATTCCTCTCCACTTTCAATATCCTGCGTAGGATCATCTACCTCATGTTTTGGTGATCGTACTGCGGAGAGACGCACACGCCCATTCTTGATTTCATAATAAATTTCCTCGCCAATACACTTGGAAATATCACAGTATTTCGGAATGCAGATTTGTACTTCTCGCGTTGTTTCTCCGTCTTCAACGAGCGCTACAACCACATCCAGATCACCAGCACAAGGCAACACATCGCATACAAAAATCTTGTTCTTACTCATATTTTCACCTTGCCTGTTGATAGAAGAACGGGAGGGCAATCGCCCTCCCGAAGTGATTAACACCTTAATACTTCACCATCTGAATCATCGCGCCAGTATCGGTGTCGCGCATGACTTCGCACTCAAATGTAGTGGTAGAAGGATCGCCCTCGGCAGCAAAACCAAGCTCCAAATTAGAAGTGAATTTCAGATTTGGAATAGTAACCTGGAAAGCCTCATCCTTACCGGTCTTCTGATTACGAAGTACGGTATCACCAACCAGCTTGTAAGTACCGCTGAAGTGTTCAGCGTCAATTACATAGGTCTCAGCAGTAGCTTCACTATCGTAGTCGTAGTAAACCACGACACGCTGATCCTTAGCTGCTTCAATGGTAAGAGTCTTGTTCTCCTTATCGAGAGTTGCACCGGTCATATCGAACAGGGCATCTTCTTCACAATCGGAATCGAACGGATAAACCAAGATCTTGCTTACATCGGTATTCGGAGCAAACGCCAGAGCGATCTTACCTGTAGCATCAGCCTTCAAAGGATACATCTTACCCTTATTCTCGCCGTTTTCGTACTCGGTTGTCTGTCTCATGCGAATGGTCTGAACGCCGACCTTACGAGCGATGCCGGACACAAGCTCCATAGACTTCGGAGAAATCAAAGCATCCTCAATAGTCAAAGTTGCTTCCTTATTGATCTCCCATGTGATCAGCTTCGGATTACCCTTACCGCCTCGTGCGTAAACCTTTTCTGAGGTTACGCTAATGCTGGAAGTCTTTAGACTATCAAACTGAATAACCGGCTTATCTGTCTCCATGTCATAAAGAACAACGTCCATGACTTCCTTCGCGCCAAATTTTGCGTTAGACATGTATGTACCTCCTTAAAAAATAAACAGCCTGGAATAATCCAGACTGCCGTATTACTCAGGATCGTGTTTAATTTTTGTGATCCAGTGAGTCAAATTAACATTTTCTTTCTTAGCACCATGTAGTAGTGCCTGAACATTGACTTCATAATCGTCCATAATTTTTAGACGATTGAATTGATCGTTGAACTGGTAGATGTCATATTTCATTACATCCGCCATCGTCAAGCCAAATCCACTCGCTAAAATACTGACCAAATCAGCAAGTGTAATCGCAGACTCTTCATCGACCTCTTTCAAGCGCTTTCGCTTTAACCGTTCCTCTTTTCTGCGCTGTAATACGCGACGAGCAGCTTCGTTATCTGGATTTTCTTCCTCTTCTTCAATGTCTTGCAAGCCATTACGAAGTCTAATAACAGCTTGTACCTCATCAAAGTTTTCTTGTGTGATGTTGAATGCGCCGCAAGTAAAACATAGATTACGGGAAGAAAATTTCATTCTGCTATGCGTGATAATAGAGAGCCAAAACAAAATCGTGTCCATAAGCCCGTGGTCTCGCATTGCGTTTGCAACCAGATATTTGAAAACGCCAATATCAGAAATATCGTTTCCGGTCATTGCGCTGATATCGCTTTCGTTCAAACAGAGCAAACGAACCTCTGCGTTAAATCTCATATACCCAATCTTAGCGATTTCGCTGATTGGAATAGGGTAGATAGGTACTCCGCCAACAAAAATCGGGTCATCCGAACAGAGTTGCAAATTCAAGTCTCTTTTATCCACTTTGTATCACTCCCGATTAAAGTCAACGGTGCGATAGGTAAGAGAACGCCCATGAAAATCGTCAGCAGGTGTAAAACGATCCCATCCCATAAGCTCAACTCTGCCAAGACCGAATTCTCGACTGCCATTCATAAGCTTGTCTACTTCGCAAGACAGAAGATCCGTAACAAGCCCTTTCGGTGTACGCATTGCTCTTTCATGAGAAATAATCCAGAAGTAAATACGGAAATCAGAAAAAGCACGGTCGATAATACGCGGAGCAGCAACATCAAAACACAGATATGTACCTACCTCTGTGGTCTTATCCACAATGTAGTCATATGGAAAAATGTATTTATAAGCCATGTCGGAAGCCTTCATATTTGGCTGATCCTCAGGCCGAATCAAATCAATGATTGCGTCGCACTTACAAATCCTCTCCATAACGACATCTCTATATCTCGGTATCTCAGATAAATACATCAATACCACCGTCCTATCGTTAGAATAATCGACGCACTAACACCATACTCATCATTGCTCGCTTCAAGAGTAATTTCCTGACCAATATAATCTCGATTATTTAGCGCACGAACAATAATGTATCCGTCTCCAACTTCTTTAATCTCACCGTATTCATTACCGTCTGTCAGACTGGCATTGACCTCGAAAGAATCAATGGGGACACCATCCTTGAAACAGTGCAGATCGACACGAATATCCTCACCAAATGTAACCTTGTTACCGGACGAATCCGTAGTTAATGTGATAGAATATCCTTCTTTGGGATCTTCTGGCTTAGAATAAATCGACTTGCCATAATAATCGGCAATCATCAGTTCTTTGTTGTCAGTCTCTTTGTCGTACTGACTTTCAATAATCGTCCACTGCAACAGTCCATCATCAGCACCGCACGAATAACCTCCGGAGTCCACCTGTGCAAGACGATATGCGGTAGGCTCTTCTCGGTTTTTATCAATCAAGAACCGAAAACCACTATCGAGCATAATTGTCTCAGAATTATATGGGATATAAACAAGATGCTGCGAAGTACCAATAGTCATATGTGTTTTGGCAGTTTCACCAGAACCATACTGCGTACTATTGATATCGTAGACAGGATACTCAACCGCTTTGCCTGTAAGTGGCGAAATAAAGTAGATAGAGTATTTGCACTGCCACGCAATCGCCTTTTCATACATTTTGTTGTTATCGGGGAGGGAATAAACCATCCAATACTGACCACGAGCCTTAATATACTGACCTGCTCGAAGCGTCCCAATACGACAAATAAATTGACGCATAACACTATTGTTATAGGTATCGCTCGTCACACCCTGAATGATTGCTCGTGTCTTCACCGGCTCAACGCTGAGACTCTTTTCAAAAATCTCAATATCATCAGCAAGCTCAGACTCTAAAATTTCCTCAAACCCATCTGAGGCATAATTCGCAAACTCATCGCCCTCAAAACCACTGTTATAAGTAGGCTGCTTCATCAAATACCACTCAATAGGCATATACAAGCACCTCCTTAATCAAAACAGTGTTGTTTTAGCTTATGTAGTCGTTCTTTTACGCGCCCAATCTCAAATTCAAGTTCTTGCTTCGTTACTCTTTTCGTTCCGTCAGCACCAGTGATCTGGACATCCTTTGTATAAATTCCATTCAGCGCCATTACACGACTAAGCTCTCTTTGTAAATAGCTGACATACATCATGAGAGCAAGAACACGCACTGTTTGCCGATCCAATACAGAAGAGAAGCGATGATTCTCTTCGTCGTATTCAAGATCACAACTCAAATCGAGTTCATAATCTGCGACCGCAGATTTTAACCATTCCTGCTCTAACGCTGTCGGAATAATATACTTAGTTAAAGGCATGGAATGAAAGCTGGTCTCGATCTCTTCAAAAGTAGTTTTCTCCATACCCAAACCTCCTTAATTAAAGAGTGACTGACTCAGCAAGCTTGTTGATTGCGTCCATCTTCCAGGCAGCGACATCATCTCCGCCATTTTCCTTTGCGATCTGCGCAATCATTTTCTTTTCAGCATCATTAGTAACAAGAGCCTCAAGACGAGCGTTAAACTCATCTTTCTTTCTGATTGCAAGCAACTCTCGCACAGAATCAGCATTCAAAACAAGAACATCGTCTGTGGTATCGGCATAGCCAAACAACGCCTTGCGCTGCGCATCATCTTGAATAAACAGACGAGCATGATCGCCAGGACGAGATGGATCGTTGCCAACAAACATTCTGTTCCCAGACTGAATCTGCATCTGTACCTCTGCAACATCCAGCATGGCAAATCCAGTTACCTTTGCTGGAATCCGAATATCTCCCACTCCATTTAGGCGGCGGAAGTATAGAGGCCAGCTACACAAATTATCAATTAAAACCTTATCGGTTAGTTCCATTTACTTTCGCTCCTTGTTATGAAATAGGAGGGAGGAATACCCTCCCTCCTTTATATTATCTAACTAATTCCTAATTAAAGAGAAGGAACCTCAAAGTTAGTGTCGGACAGAAGACCAATCTGATCCTCCATGCCCTCAGCAACACCAGCGCCGATCTCCATATCGAAACGAGTCAAGTGCTGACGGGTTACAATATCATCACCGGTCATAGTGGTCATGCCGCCACGACGGAAGATCTGCAACGGAGCAACCTTGCCCTGAGGAATGAAGAACAGCAAGCCCTGTGGCATATACAGCTCGTAAGAAGTCTTGTCGGCATTCATACGAGTGAAGTCCAGAGCGTTAGGCAGCTCAACAATGTGAGAACCATTGTAGAAGCTCAGCAGGCCGGTCTTGCGGATTTCCTCGGCAACAGCGTCAGCACCAAACGGAATGGTGTTCGCGCCGAAAGTCTTATAACCAGCAAAATCGTTGAACTGAGATACGACAGAATAATCGCCGCAAATGTTCACACGACCATAGCGACGCATCTTCTTCAGCATTTCATCAACAGCAGTCTGCGTAACACCACTGTTCTCAGCAAAGTGCTTCACGCCCTTGGCGTTCTTCAGTGCATCGTACAGCTTGGCAATGACATAGTAAACTGCCTTGTTCTGCATGTCGATCTGCACTTGAGAAATGCCCTCAGCAATAGTGCCGTCAAAGTTACCACTCTGTAGCTCACGATAGTCTACGGCATAACCAGAAGAAATGGTCTGAGTGCCGATAGGATACTCGCGGAAGCTGTGAGTAGCAAAAGGCACATCACCGCTTGAAGCCTGGAAACGAGAATCAATGCTCTCGTACTTATAGGTCTTCATCATAGGAACAGTGTCATAAGGAACACTCTTGTATGTACCCATGAAATTGAAGATCTTAATAGCCTCGATCAACTTAGGCTCGATAGCAAAACGCTGAATAGCGTTCAACTCGGAAACGGCCTGATGATCGCCGTCGATAGCACGACCAGCAAGATCCTTGATATGCCCAACTGACTTATCAACGACCTTGCCATCAAAAGAAGACAGGCTCTTACCCTGCACCAACGCAGAGAAAACCTCAACCACAGGAGAGGTAGACTTTACCTTAGAAGCGCCAACTTCATCTTTAACATTGTTGACGGTGTTTAGTTCAAAAATGTTATCCATTTGTTTTTCCTCCTATACCTATTCTTACTGCGCAACAATCTCAGCAAGAATACCATCGTCCATATATGGAGTCTTGCAAATTACCTTGAAGCAAACAGCATAACCATCTGCGCTTGCAGCCTTAACAATCTTACCATCAGTGCCAAACACCAACAGATCCTCAGCCGCCAAGCCAGTAGTGCCACCATTGATTTCAAAAGCAGCAAACTCAATTTCGAGACCATTTACGGTTCTCAGATCATCGGCACGAACATACTCGCCCTCGTTTACAACATAAGTCTCAGGGCTGTTGTGCAGCTCAGGCTTATCATTGATATTGGTAACGATGTATACGACCTTCTTTGCATCGTCCTCGGATGCAGGAAGAGTTGCTGTCTTTGCAACACGATCCAAAATAACGCCCATGCCGACCTTCATATCAGAAGCAGCCTTGCAATAAGGCACATTCTGTACATTCTTAAATGCACCAATAGTCTTGTACTTCATTTCTATTATCCTCCTTATTAACCAAAGATATCTACGTCGCCTTTATCCTCAGGAGAAGAAACCCCTCCAAAGATATCCGGTGCGCCATTGTTCAATTCAGCGTTGTGAATTTCCTTGTTTTTGCGAACCATCTCAACGCAAATCTTACTGGTAATACTGTTGATCTCAACAGTTGTAGGATCAGCCTTAAACGCATCAATCTCAGCCTGCGCAAGAGCCTGTTCCTCAGCGCTGAACTCTGACAGAGCAGAATTTAGCTCAGCAATTTTCTTCTCTTTCTCCAAAGTAGCATTTGTCTCTTTCAAAGAATTCAGTTCAGAAGTCTGTGCTTCCATAGCCTCATCCTTTGCGGCCAAATCCGCCTGTGCCGTCGCAAGCTTCTCATTCAGCTCAGCGATTTCCGCATCCTTTGCGGCCAACTGACCGTTCAACTCGGAAATCTGCCCCTCATACTGCTCGCCTTTATTATTAAGCTCAGTAATTGTCTGAGTAACAGAAGTCTTCACAAGCTCGACGAATTGTCCCATTACCTTTTCGTCCATAGGTGTTTCCTCCTTGCTGTTTTCCAATTTATTATTTAACTCAACAACGATTGCGGTATCATCTGCCGGTCTGATACCAAGAATGGCATATCCACTATAATCATAAATCTGAGGAATTCTGCCATGCTCTTTCCAACCGCCATCGTAAATAATACGATTATCATTTTCTGGGCGACCAACGATTTCAACCGATCCCTTTACGCTGCCATTCTTTAGCTTTTCAGCCAACCACGCAACGAACTTTGGATACCGCATTTCGTCAATATATCCCTCACCGACAAGCACCTTTTTTGTTTCGCCGTCGATTTCAATATCTGTGATATAGCCTTTCTCGCAATGGCCTACCACAGTTGCATCCTCCATATATGGCATATTGTCCTTAATATCGGTCAAGCCATGCCCATACGGAAGACGTCGCTCTTCGCTTAGGAATTCAACACAGATGGACATATTCGTAACAGACTCGATGTTCTGTGCTGTGTATTCCTCATCCCAAGAAATTCCATTCTCCTGCCATACATCATGAGATGGGAAAATCTCGTGTAATACAATTTTGATCTTTCTACGACCAGTAATTTGCCGTTCATTAGAAAGCTCAAAAATACGACCCATAAAACGGTCTCCGTTCATTTTCCTCACCTCCGAATTACGCCGATGGTTTTGGCGTATTATTTCCGCCGTTTGTCTTTTGCTGAACAGAAGATGGATTGTCACTATCCGTAGATGGTCTTCCGCCGTCATCACTCGACATCGTATAGGAAGTCTTATGCACCGGATATCTGTTCTCAAAGTCTTCTTCCAGCTCGTGATCCATAAGAGCAATGTAATTATCGGGATTAAAGCCTGTCGCCGCAATCCAGGCATATAGACTACCCTTACCGCGAGCATATAGCGACTCCATATATCCAACCATGTTGTTCTTATTCACCATAGTAATTGGAAGAATGTATAGCTCAACACGGCAACTCGCATCACTGATGATGTTCTGATTGATACACTTATTCAGCTCATCAACAATGTCCTCAATCCATGAATACACATTGGCTGAAACAAGCTCCAAATTCAAATTTGCCGTAGAATAGTTACCTGTACTGCTTCCATCCAACGCACTTGCACTAATGCCAAGATCCTTGTTTACAGAATCAATAATGGAATTCTCGTTCTTCTCGTCCAGCAGAGAAACATCGAGAGAGATACTGTCCAACTTTGTGCCGGCCGCAAGAGAGAAGAAAGATGTGCCGCTCGAATTTCTGCTCTTGCTGGCAAGCGCATTCTTCACAAGATCGTGCTGCTGTTTCTGTTGCTTCTCACTTAGAGCAGATGTTCCTTTTTCCTTTCCCTCCGGAAAAGTCTCGTACACAATCTGATTGTTGACTGAATCCAGAACATTTCTTTTGGTGTCTACAAAATACTGCGCATAACTCACATCATCCAGAGCAGCAATCGCAAATGGGATGCCGAACGGATCTGTAATTTCGCTCTTGATTTTGGTTACAATCGTTTTGTTGTTATTGAGACGCAACCACGGAGCATCAATCGTCTGGTTCTCATATGCGAGATATCCCTCTTGAATTTCTTTCGGGAATCCAGCAAGCTTTCTTTTCCTGACATCTTCACTTAGATTAGAAAAATACCGCAGATCAAAAGCTACCTGATAGCTATTGTTTCTGCGGCCAATAATTCTCACATAATCAATTGGAAGCGGAATAACCATTGCATTCATACCAATCGCGTTGATCTCTGTGATATTTTGAATTTCATAATCCGTTAAAGCAGTACGATAATCTGGCGTAGCATAATTTGTCTCAAAATAAGCTACATACATACCATCGTTTGCATTCTTAAAAATGGCATCACGGATTACTTGCTTGTATCGAATGGTGTGAAGAGTTGCCTCCATCTTTTGTTTGTTCATACGATAATTACGCGGTCTTTTACCGTCAGCTCGTTTTGATCTACTGACAATAACGCCATCAAGCGTGTGCATCGTCCGCATATAGTCAATTCCGCTTGCAACAACGCCATTAGAATAATAAGCCCAATGCGCTAAATTTCTGATGGATTCAATATTCGCCATTGGATTTCTAATAAATGTTCTGATTTCCTGAATCGTATATGGCATACGACCAGAATTTTGTAGCATCCGAATATACGCAGTTTCTAAATTCGTGTTGAACTCATATGTAGGATCTTGCGGCGCTGAATTTTCCTCGTATACTTCGTTGGTTTTCCAGAAAAACGGAAAGCGTCTTTTATTATTTGGCAATCTTCTCACCTCCTTCAATTAAATAGTGGTACATACTCATACTCCGAACTATCCGACAACATATCGTGTTCAAGCATCTGAGCAAAATAATTACCGTAAGAGACCGAAGTATAGCGGTCTTTACGGTTGTTGTTGTTTACAATCTTAATAAGCCCTGTCTGTTCTCCACGCTCATATTCCAGATCAATCATCTCATTGATAAGGGCAACCGTTTCAAGATATGGTCGCTCAAAGAAGAGCTGCGTGTCCACATCGGCAGTAGCATACTCAGGAATAAAGTTTGCAATTTCATCAACCGCCTCAGTATTACTAATTAACAGATCAATCATTCCGGAATTCAAAGCGTTTCTCATTGACTCAGCAATGTTGCTATTCGTTTCAAGCTGTGCTTTGATAATGTAAACATTTTCTTCTGCTCCAGCGATCTGAATACGATTAGCAACTTTCTCATCATTCATACATTTCCAAGGCTTATACTCCATATTGCGCTCTTCGTCATATAGAACCTTAGCAAGCATATCGTATACGGAAATACCTGCATTACGACCGTCCAAAACACAGTAATCCGCATTGAAATCAGTGTATAACTGCTTAATACGAATGGCCTGCTTGGTTGTTTCGCCGCCATGAACAGCCTCCATATAACTGACTTGCCGTCTATATCCACGCTTTACTTCGATATGTTCACCCTGAGTATCCATAACTTTATACTCTTGGCTCTCCGGAAGTAAACGAATGCAAGAATAAATAGAGTTATCGGTGGCGTTACCGCCCTCCATAGCGATATCGCAAGACAAAATACGAATTTCACCAACTTGCTTTGGAATACCATACTTGTTCTTCTGCTTCAAAAGCGCTTCGTCATTTCTTCTTGGATAGAAAGCTCTCTTCAATCTACGGTTACGATTAAGCTGTTCATAATTGAAGAAAGATTTTGCATTTTCCGCAATCATCTGGTTTTCATACTCAATCGCCCAGGAAATCGGATCGAGCTTCTTCCGTTCTTTGATCAAGAAGTTTCTCGTTTTGATATTGTGCTTCAGCGCAATGCTATAATCCATTGCAATTACGCACGAAGAACCATCTGTAAACATATCCTTAGTAAGAGTCTGGATGAGCTTCCACATCCAGTGGCTTTGATACCACGCAGAAGAAATATAAACTTCTTTTGGTTCTTCGACCATAGAAGAATACTCTGGAAGCTTCAGATAATCAGCCTGACGGATATATAGGAACGGCGAAAGAACACTATCAATGATATTCTTGACAATCATACGGAATTCTTCGTAGATCATTACGGTCGCACGATAACCACGAGCATTTTCATTTGCAGCAACAACAACAATGGAACTGCCATTCTTGAAAATCACTTCGATTTCATTTTGGTTATCTTTGAAACTATCAATCTCAGCAGCCAATAACGGCGATTTTGGTATAAGCTCCTTTTTGATCTTCTCAGACACAATAAGACGAGCTTGCTTCTTGGTTGCAGACGCAACAACAATTTTCGCCCCAGGTCGCAGAATAGCCTCTTTACATGCAAAGATAGCAATTAGAAATGATTTTGCCGCAGATCGCGCAGCGACAATACAAAAGCTCGGAACGAACTCCATCAAATACAAGATAATATGCTGATATAGATGAAGAACAATTCCAAAATAATGCTCTACAAATCTTGATGGGTTGCGACGATAGAATGTGATCCATTCCATAAGTCGCATAACATTCTCTGGCTTATGCAAATAATGCGTTGACGGAAAATGCTCATGTAGAGCAGCTTGCCGCTCATCCATTCTCTTGATATTATCCATACTCAATCCTCCTTGGAGAGATTGAATTCTTTATCAAGCTCCTTTGAACCAGTAAGTAAGTTCTTTAATGGGCGGAAAATAAAACGACTTGCATATCCACCAATACCGTCCGCATCTCTGTAAAGATCCTTGTCTTTGTAGTATTCAGCCGGCGTATATTTCTCAATATCGCTGATCCAAACACCGAGAGGATCTAACTTCACAGAGTCTTCTTTCTTCTGCTTGCGATCCTCCAACTCGGTAGTTGCAGCATTGATATACTCTTTATAAGTTTTAGCCAACGCACCAATACCAGCATCGCCATTCTGAACGGACTTCTGAAGCTGCAATTTCAAATAACAGATACTCTTGTATAGCTCGTCTTGACGCTTATCCTCAGGTTCGCCATACTTGCTCACCCAATCATCGTATTCAAACTTCAAAACCTCATAGTCTTGCTCGCTAAAACCAAGACCAAATAGGCGAATGGTTTCAATAGGCACTTCAATTTTAGGATTATCTTTTACTTGCTGCACAGAAGTTGCATTTTCAACCTTATTGGATCTTCGCAGCAAAATAGTATCTGCATATGACGCACCTTTCGTCTGCGCAAGATTCAGTTTTGAAAAATAAGCGCTGACACGGCTTTTGTTTGGCGGACTCTTTTTTGCATTTGTCCAAGCCGTTTCATCGAAACATGTGTTGATGGTAGCGCACAAAAAGTCCATCGCCTTATCCTGATCACCGTTAAAGACATCATCTGTGTAGTAATCAAATGACTTTTCTAAGCAGCGCTTACAGATAGGCAAATAACCATTATTTCTTGCATAGTACGGAGATGGAGACACATTGAAATTATCTTTTTGCCTCATAAATCCCTTGCCACAAGAAGTACAATGAAACGGATAACCGTCATCGTTCAAATATGCTTTCTCAGCAGATGCAGACTTTTTAGTATGGGTATTTCTTTTTACTTCTCCTGCCATGTCTCAACCTCCTTTCCATAAAACAAAAAACTCAGAGCAAAGCACTCTGAGTTCATTTGGTGCGCCAGAAGGGATTTGAACCCTTGACTTGTCGCTTAAAAGGCGACTACTCTACCCACTGAGTTACTGACGCTTATTCAGTTCCGGTTTGCACGGTTTCCCCACTTATTTTAACTCAGTTGGTAACTCCCATTAGAGTAGCAGTGCTTTCGGTCTGCCAGTCCGTCCGCTTTTCACGGAGGGCATACGTTCCCAATAGAAGCTCATAAAGAGCAAATTGCCATTTCTGGCTTTGGTGGGACAAGAAGGGATCGAACCTTCGACGCGCAGGGCTTCAACCTGCCGCTCTTCCATCTGAGCTATCGTCCCATATAGAACCATTATGTATAACAAACCTTTCTATCGGAAATGCTCTTTCGTGTAAACTGATAGAAAAGGAGGCTATGCGTCATGGTTGAATTTTCTCAAAGATTAAAACAACTGCGCAAAGAAAAACATTTAACTCAGGCGCAGGTTGCAGAAAGAATAGGAGTAACAGCCTCAATGGTGTCCTCATACGAAACGGACATCCGACTCCCATCCTACGAAGTTCTTGTGAAAATCGCTACGCTATTCGGCGTGACAGTAGACTATATGCTCTGCCGTGAAGATAAAAGATTTATCGACATATCCAGTCTGTCCGATGATGAAGCTGCGGTTGTGTGTGATATGATAAACATACTCCTAAAAAAGAAGTGACTACCAGCCGCCCATTCGGGCGGCTTTTGTCATGTGTGGCGACGGAGGTAGGATTTGAACCCACGGACGGCTCATCACCGCCTCTTGTTTTCAAGACAAGCGCCATAAACCAGACTCGACCACTCCGCCATATAACTGGCTTTCATATGTATTTCAACGGGAATAGCCATACCCATCCATCCTAAGCCGCCCATATGCAGGCCAGAATCATATGATCTCGCACCTCATAAAGCGTGGTGCGACACGCTTTGGTGAGGGAGGTTGGATTTGAACCAACTCAGCCCGAAGGCAACGGATTTACAGTCCGCCCCAGCTCTCCAACTCTGGCGCTCCCCCATATAAGGCCGCATTAGCGACCATAAAAACCACTTGGTACTGGCGGTGGGGATTGAACCCACGACCTTATGATTAAGAGTCATCTGCTCTTCCTCTGAGCTACGCCAGTATAAAACAAGACACTTGTAAGGAAAAAGAAAGGGGTAGTGATACAATGGAGGTTGTAATAGGATGTTTCATTAAACAAATCGCTGCAAGTGTCTTTTTGGCATGAGGTAAAGGAGTCGAACCCTTATTTACGGTTTTGGAGACCGCAGTGCTACCATTTACACCAACCTCATATATGTGGCGACGTATACGGGACTTGAACCCGTGACCTCCGGCGTGACAGGCCGGCGTTCTACTCTTCTGAACTAATACGCCATTTATTTATCCCAATCTACAAGAGGGTATAAGTCATATGGACTATCGGCAGTTGCGATCTTCTCAAAACCACCATCAACAATGCACCATAATGTGTGCTTGTGTTTTTCTGGATTCTGAGAAATGCAATATTCCTTTCCAGATCTGGTCTTGCATAAAACGCCAGTTCCACAATCTGATGCTGGAATTTTCTTTACAACCTTTCGTTCTTTATCAACTGATAATAAACTTGCTTTTCGCGGCATAGTTTACACCTCTTTCGTGCTGGTGATGCGTAAGGGATTTGAACCCTTAAATTCCGCCGTGAAAGGGCGGTGACTCTACCAATTCGTCCAACGCACCATAATATAAACTGTCATACTCTGACATATCCAGGTTTCATTCTACCAGTACAGACATCATGAACCTTACCTATATGATATTTCGCACCGCTTTTATCAACGGCGACACAAAACACGGCTTTCCGATCATTTGGAAACTTCACAGAATATGACCCATCCGTTTCAAGATATATCGGAATTGGAAAATAATCAGATATTGCACGAGCTTTCTGACGAGCCTCTTTTAATGAAGCGAGTCCCTTCATTTTCTTTCTCTTCATAGATTCTCATTCCTTATGGCTGGGGTAGTTGGACTCGAACCAACGATACGGGAGTCAAAGTCCCGTGCCTTAACCACTTGGCTATACCCCAATATTGATTTGGTACGCCAGACAGGACTTGAACCCGTGACCTAAAGATTAGAAATCTTTTGCTCTATCCGATTGAGCTACTGGCGCATATGGTGCTGGCGGTGGGACTTGAACCCACACGGTATCTCTACCAACGGATTTTGAGTCCGTCGCGTCTGCCGATTCCACCACGCCAGCATATTTTAATTGCAGAGCGCCTTGTTTGGCTGATCAGTTAAAAGTTGATTCCATAAATAAGGTTGCTGTATGCGCTCTTCGTGGTACGGGTAACAGGAATCGAACCTGCACGGTTGCCCACCAGATCCTAAATCTGGCGCGTCTGCCAGTTCCGCCATACCCGCATATTTCCCATCGCAATTATATAGCCGTCGCCATACAACAAGAGATGCGACCATCTCATACGACAGGTTATATTCCACTTGGCTCTACATTCACTGACGGGCTGTGGACTACCGTGAGATTACCAACTCTCAAAAGGTTCGACGATTATTGAATGCCTGCGATCATAGCATTTCTCCAAACCAATTTGTCAAGTAGAGATGTCACAAATGTTCGGAGTGGAGTGGATAGCGGGATTTGAACCCGCACAGTCTGCTTGGAAGGCAGAAATGCTTTGCCGTTAAACATCATACCCACACAAAGAAGACAATCATTTTTAGAGTCTTAGTTGTCTTAATAATGACTCGTGGTGTCCCGTGACGGAATCGAACCGCCGACCTCCTGCTTGTAAGGCAGATGCTCTAACCTGCTGAGCTAACCGGACAAATAGGCCAATTCAAGGCATTGGCCTTGCCTCCAACTCTATGCTGTTGGGTCGCAGCAAGGTTTTACTCTAAAATCTTGCAAAAAGTCATCACTGCCAGACATGACGGTTTCATTCCCACTACGGTTTATAGAGTAACCACCTCTTATGTGGACGGGCATGGGGGCGGAGGTTGGATTTGAACCAACGACCACCAGCTTATGAGGCTGGTAAGCTACCACTGCTACACTCCGCTAAGTAAAATTGGCGCTGTCATCCATTCAGACAGTCATTAAGTCGCAGTACGTTGTGACACCAATATGGCTGGAACGATAGGACTCGAACCTACAACCCTCCGATTAACAGTCGGATGCTCTACCATTGAGCTACGAACCAATATTCTCACCGAGACGCAACATCATTTACACCCAATAGATAAAATCAAACTCATCTTTTATGTATAGAAATTTGAAGTTGCTGTAAGCGTCTCTAACAACTGCAAGGCACTTATGTACTTTCTATTATCCGCAAGAAAATCCTCCAAAGTTGCTGCGTGTGCCTTTTATGGTCTGAGTAGCTGGTCTCGAACCAGCGACCTCGTGATCCCAAATCACGCGCTCTACCTACTGAGCTATACCCAGATTTGCTTTTGAGAGAATCAGTAAAAGCAGCATCGCCACGAGCAGGCTTCTCTCCTGATGCCGTGGAGCAGAGGGGAATCGAACCCCTGTCCGAAATTCCTACATGAACAAAACATTCTTACGCAATAGATAACAATTTGCATTTTGTCCTAAGACGAGCTGCGTGGTGCTATCAACCAGCTCAGAGCCGCACCAGTTTTGCGACCTCCACCACCTTATTTCTTTTCACAGTGATAAGGAAAACTGCAATGTCAGTCTGATTCTTTATTACCGCAGATGCTTACCCAGACTAAAAGTGCATCGTTTAAGCATTCATCAACTGCAATTAAGCAGCAATACCCTCCATAACAGCATACAGAGCGGGATGAATCATAACCACAATAGAATCGTTGTCATTTCATTTTTGTTTGAGCCTTAGGCGGTCTCCATACCTGCGTATTTCGTCCTATCAAAACCCCGTCGAACCCATTACTGCCCCATATTTAATTTTATGGTCGGAGTAGAAAGAGTCGAACTTTCGACCTCACGATTATCAGTCGTGCGCTCTACCTACTGAGCTATACTCCGAAATAGGCCATGCGTCCGTAGAACCTCGTCTGCAGCCGATAGGTTTTTAGCTGGAATAGCAGTCAAGTAATGAACTGAACCGCACAAACGCCAACATAACCAACATGGCACGATCTGGTGGAAACAATGAGAATCGAACTCACGACCTCCTGCTTGCAAGGCAGGCGCTCTCCCAACTGAGCTATGTCCCCATGTAACCGTCCTCTTTCGAGGACGGATTTTATTTGATTTGAGATTAGGAACTGAAAGCGGGGGCGAGGCCATAGGAAGTCCTGGCGTCGGTGTAGTCCGCGTTGCCGTTCGTGTACACACTGCAGAAGGAGTTGCTGTTGTTGTAGTACGGAGAACGCAACAGGTTACAACGACGATTTCCGTCATCATCTTCCTTATAGTAAGGAACATCCTCTTGCTTATAATATTCGTACCAATGCCCCTCGCCAGGCATCGAATAGAAACAACGACCATACAGTTCTTTCTCGCTCTTGAGCCAAATCTTACAAATGCTCTTGATAATTTCCTTACTGCAATCGCCAGCGCTTGTAAGTTTAATAACCGGCTTAATAATTGCCTGCAACTCATCAGAGCAAAGAGAGAAGAACTCCGTATCCAGTCTGCGTCTTACAACAGAAGCTTCATATCCGCCACGATTCGTGCTTTCGTCGCTCCATGACCAGTCCTCGTTGTAAACTCTGACCATATCCCAAGAAAGAGGTGCTTTTCCAGTCCCATCAGCAAGATCATCATGGTTAAATCCGATAATCTGCCACACAGCAACAAATCCGTTCTTCATGTGGTCTTTCTTTTGTGCGCCAAGCGCAAATACTTCACGCGCCTTACCAGACAATCCGATCTGATCAATTTCACCCCAAGAAAGATGGTTCAAATCCTTCAAAGGCATTGCAAGCGGCGCTTTACAAACAGTGTCAACAATATGTTCACTCGCCAAGCTATCATCGAAACTGAGAGTCACAGCATCGCCATCACAGACGATATTCATTGCCGAAAATTTGCTAAGATCCTTTGTTGCAATTTTGAACTGCATGAAACACACCCCTATAAAAATTATTTTGCTAATTCCTTAGAAAGAAAATTCAATACTTGAATCATACCTATCATTGAGCCTTCGCTCTACCTCCATTACCTTCTCACAATGTTCAGCCACCAGGGAGATAAGTCTGAGCTTCAAGGAGCGACCTTTAACTTCTTACCCCAGCCTTACACAGCGAACTGTATTAGGCCAATTCCTGCGCGGGATTGTTTACCCGCAAATTTCACCGTTCGTTCAGAAAATTTGATAGTTTCATACAATTTCTTTTTCATCATATCGTATTAAAGATCAAACACCAAAACTGTCCTACGGCTACTTTAACCGACGACTTTCGTTATAGTCGAGTTTCTTCGACATCAAGACAGGAGCGCATTGTTGGCATTTCCTCTGGTTGTACTGGTTGCCACGCCAGTATCCTTGAGGATTATTCTCCACAGGAGCGTCTATTGCTGCGCCCGAAAGTTCCGTGCTTTTTGTAGCGATAACTCTTGGCAACACACATTTTCGTTGGCAGTTTCCGCCTCCCAGCAATACATCACTGCATCACTGCCGTCTGGACAATAAAAGGTATCCCTCGTAAATCCAGCGGGAACTACTGTGCGTCTCGGAGTGCTGACACACTTTATTCACCGAGTTAATCATAAGCATGATTCAAATATTGAATTTTCAAAGATCATGGAGCTGGCGACAGGACTTGAACCCGCAACCTGATGATTACAAATCACCTGCGCTACCAATTGTGCCACGCCAGCATATTGTTTAACTATGTCCTCTTGACATTATTGAGTATAGCATATAAGCACACGGTTGTCAATAGGAATTAGCAAAATAATTTTAGATTTTTTGGTGGCTGAGGCTGGACTTGAACCAGCGTCTCCGCTTTATGGGAGCGGCAAGAAAACCAGCTTCTCCACTCAGCCAAATAGGGAGGGGCAAAAGCCCCATCCCATAGTCATTCTCGAATACTTCTTAAAAGTTCTGCTCCGGACTTAAACACGACATTCTGGAACTCCGGAACAACGATGCTCTCTTTCGTCACTGGATGAAGAGCTGGATGCGACTTATACTTTTTCACATCAAATGTTCCAAACCCATAAATCGAAACTCGATCTCCGTTTCTAAGAGCATTCGCAATTTCATCAAAGATATCGTCAACGATATCCTTGACCATATACTTCTTATACGCCTTATTCTTCTGAGCAAGCGTATTTACCAAATCTGCTTTATTGATATTCATGCTGATGTATCGCTCCTTTGCGGGCGATAACGAGTCGTATCAAAGTCAATATCGTAAAATGCTTTGACACCATTATAATCACAGACGCAAACCAACTGTTGCTGCGCTCCATAAATGCGCTTTCCAACACAGTAGTCATCCATACCGAGAAAGCTGCCAGCCATAATCGTTTTCACGCCTTGAACACTATCGGTCTTATTGTGATGCAAATGACCTGAAAGAATGGCGTACACAGGTTCTTTTGCCATTGTCTGAAGCGATTGAACTTTTCCAGCAGATCCATCATAATCGCCATGTACACCAAGATAAGTCTTGCCGCGAATATCAAGCAAATACATCGTATCGTCGATCTTTCTGTAATGATCAAACGACACATTCTCAAAAGATTGTAGACGAGCTTTCAAATACCACTCAACTAAATCGTCAAGACGCTCATGAATCGAGGCAACATCTTTCTCTTCAAGCCGAGAATGATTCCCAGCAACAGAAGAAAAGTAAACATTCTTAAAGTACCGGCTTAATGTAGACAAAAACTCCGCAAGAAGTTCAGACACTCCAACGACCTGTTGAATAACATTTTCTCTGTTCGACACGGCAATAGACTTATGAATATTTCCGCTAATCAAGTCTCCATTTGCCCATACATAACAACTTTCCGATCCATGCAAGGCGGAGATTTCAAGGATGCGATCCAGATATTCATTAAGAAGTTGCACACAAACATCGGAATTATAGTAGTTCCAATAGTTGTCCACACACGCTCCAAAATGCAAATCGTTTAAGCTTACAAGCAAATCGCTCCCGCTCGACTCCATTACACATGGAACATAGTCAAGCCGAGGAATTACACCAGAAATAATTGCCCTCTCAAAAATATCAGAGTTTTCATCCTTGCGAGCCAGGTCACGCACAACTTTATTAAGAGCATTTCTCTGGTCGAAAAACCGCTGGCGTTCTTTCTTGAATTCAAGCATCTTCTGCTCAATCTCGTCAAGATATGCACTTCCGAGATCTTGCGTAGCTTTCTGCTTGAAGTATTTCATCACATGATAGCCAGAATACGGCGTTACATTCGCCGCTTTACGAAGGCTGTCGTAATGAACATCAAGACCAAGCAGGTCAACGATATCCGACCACTCTAAGTCAGAAGGGTTCTGCTCAACCTTTATTTCAATCAGTCGTAGGCCATACTCATAACTATCTTCGTTTTCAAGCTGTTTATATTTTGGATTCAATATTCATTCCTCCCATCATTGGGCGGCAACTGAATACTGCGGCGAATTGTCAGAGTAACGCCAACAACGCCGTCCCAGCGTTTTAACAGCTCTAAAAGGCTGTATGTTCTTACGGAATCAGTATCATATTCTGTGATTGTCATATCACTGGTGTCAATTATGGCATTTTCAAAGCTTTCGCTTTTAACCACCATTGACATTATGCTTTCCTCGCTGCTGAATGATTCGTTTGCGACGAATCTCACGCTCTCGATCAATCCGTGCAACAATTTCGGCGGCGAGATGGTTCGTACTCGCAATCGCCCTCATGTTTCCTTCACTCTCTGTTGCGTAGTAATGATGCCGCTTTGAATCCCGCATCATTGTTCGCGTCACCTTGTACTCAGGATACAATTCTCTGAGAATACGCGATTCTTCCTTAGTTACTGGAATCATATAAAGTCTTCATTCCTTTTCAAAAAAGATGTCTGGGCTGCGGGTATCGCACCGCAGCCATAGACAGGAGAATCCCGAATAGTTTAGTAAATACGGTTTTCTTCCCTTAAAGGTCTTTTTCTTTTTGGTTGCAAACATTCCGTTGAACAACGGGTGTTTCGTCATATTTACCAAGCGTTATTTGACAAATTGGATAGGCAAACATTCCGTTGAACAACGGGTGTTTCGTAATATCAGACTTCAAAATAAAACATGGGGACATTTTGTGCTATTTAGCTAATTCCTAACAACATCATGCGACGCTACGCTGACGTCGTTTCTTCTCACGCTCATAATTGCGAATATGGATAGCCTGACAGTCATCGCAGCGCTTCTTATTTTTCACGATACCGTCTACCTCAAACTCTTTTCCACAATCAATACACCGCAGTTTCTTTTTGCCGAGTGGGTGATATCCAGAGCAGCTCGTACATACCTTTTGCTGCGGTGAAAGAGGAACAAAACGCTCTCCACATTTCTTGCACTGAATAGAACCATCTGGGATATTTCGCTTGAGGTTTTCCAGAACGATATCACCAAAGCACATCCAGAAAACATTTTTCCTACGGCTATTCTTACTATGAAATAGATATTTCACAAGAATGTCGCAAACATCTAAGCGCTCAAGACAAATCTCGTCGAATTGCTTCAAGATATTGTCCCGAATATATGCAAAGTTCGAGTCATCATCATAAAAGCTGATCGAATAGCGATACTGCTTTTCCACATCATTGTACAGGTCAGTCACAGACGATAGTAACTCAACCTGTTTCATCGGGTTACTAAGCATATACTGATATCTGAAGACACCAATATTCTTCGCGGCAAAAGACATCCGCTTATTAGGAACGATGTGTTCAAGCTGATTCACAACACTATTGTTCATTCGCTGAACCTGAGATTTTGTTTTCTTTTTAGCGTGGATAAAAAAATGCGGCGCTTTCATACTCGTAATTCTTGCAAGACGAGCATTGATTTCATCTGGTCGAGTTGGCTTATACAGCGTCTTGGCATAGTCGATACAGAAGTTATTCTCCATACATAAGATTTTAATTGCTTCTATGTCAACATCCTCACCGTTCCAAATCTTCGTAATATCATTGCTAATAACACCGATATTGCCACCAGTCCATGCGGCGCGAAGCCCTTTGAAAATTTCCTCTGGTGTAATCGTAACAGCGCCAGCCTTTGCCATCTCGTAGTATAAAGGAACGATTCCTTCCATATTGCGCTCAGCAATAGACACAAGTAAGGAATCAGCGCATACGAGACTTTTATCTCCGTCGCAATCAAATTGTAGGATCTTTGAAATTAGATCATGACAGCTCGTATAGATAGCATTTTGAGAAAACCACTTTTTCGTTGCACTGGTTACAACATTTTTACGAACAGCATGTTCACGATATAAGTGGGGTGAACGCAGACAGTCCAATTTACTCACTGTGCGATAAAGATAGCAAGACACCTCTCCATCTGCAAGCAAGCCAACAGGACTGCGATTTCCAAGAAACAGCCATTCGCAGAAAGCATAGAGATCTGGAATCAAGAACATATACTTTGCGCTCAAATCAATCTTTGCTGCTCTTGCCTCAGTAACAAGATTCTTCTTGATTTGCCGTAGCATCTCTTTTGTGTATGGGTCGGAGAGCAATTCCGGATAGATACTAAGACACTCCTGAAAAGCATTCTTATTGCGATACTGTGTAGAAGCCCCGAACACATCCAGCATAGTATTCTTATCCGATGCAATTTTAGCAATTTTGTCAATCGTCTTTCCAGCAAGCTGCTCAAGTTCATCTGTACTCAAATCTGTGAGTGTTTGAAGCATTTGATAGTTAAGCTTTGCATCAGGAATGAAGTCCTCTTCCTCATTACACTTACCGACAGTGCATCCATTTGCTAAAAACAAATCAATGTACTCTTGCCAATTCGCGTAATACTTGTACATCTTAAATTGACTTTTTGTAAAAATGACCTGGATACCCTCTGCGATTACATCATGTTCAAAACCATAGATGTCTGTTACCAAACCATGATTTACGGACGGATCGCGTTCGTTTGATTCTAAGATAAACTTATCAAACGGGAATACAGCAAGAAGCCCTTTTACCCACGGAAGACGAACCATAGTGTTTTTTGCATTACAAGAGGGAAGAACCATTCCGCAGCCATCCGTATGTGTAATTGGAATCTCCATATCTCTGCGCTCAACACTGTATGTTTTGTGATCAATAAAATCAACAGTTCCACCAACCATCGTTTCCATATCATCTACAACGATAGTCTTTCTAATATCGAAATCTTCCCACAAATCAGTTGCGCTATTGCACAGTGCAAGATACGCCAGATACTTATTGATATTGATTCCACCAAGCTCGTTGATTTTTTGAACGCTCAGTCCACACATAATGGTTTTTTGATACTTCTCCCAAACTCTTTCCTTAATGAAAACAGTTTTCTTTGTTCTGATCTGTCCAGCAGATGCCGTAAAACAAATGTAGCGTTCTCCGTTAAAGGTATACCCATTTAGGATAAGATCTTCAATCACATCGAAATAATATGTGCGAATAACCATGAAATCGTCATACAGCTTTCCTGTTTCCATGCCAAGTGTTCTTGTAAGCATCGACTCAAAAACAGAAATCACATTCTTATCAACCACATATTCAGTCCGTAACTCACGTTGCGAGCGATGTGCTTGAAGAAGTGATACAAGTTCAGACTTCTTAATCTTAATCATCTGGTTCGTACCGCGAATTTCTTTCGCAATCTGTTTTACACGGGAACTATCCATCGCAACAGAAATCGGATCTGACTTTCCCATGCCATACAATTTACGAAACTGAGATTCAGCCTTCTCTTGTGTTATTTCTCCAGCACACAGCCGCTCAATAATTTCTCGCTCTGATTTTAATTTCGATTTTGAAGAGCAGTGCTTATTGATCTCAACCTCAAGTGCCTTTTCTTCGTCGGTGTAAAACGCACTCGTGTCAAAACTATAAATATGGATTTGCCGATCAAGACTAATGGCTAATCACTCCTTGCCGTTATTTATTCTGTATCTCTTATCTTTTAACAAACCATTTTCAACATACCGTTGAACAACGGGTTATTTAGAAGCAGTCTGAATGAGGTTCATTCAGATGACCTCTTCGGAAAGCCATTTTTCAACCAAAACGAGCTACTCCGCCAAATCCACTGAACTATCAATCTTTTGCAAATCACCAGTCCAGAAAAGCCAGCCATCTGGATCTTCTTTCAAGATAACAACCGAGTTTAGCTTTTGAATAGAAGCAGATCTATCATACTGCACGGTAAAGACATCTCCAGCATGAGTTTCTACAAAATCACGATAGCGCTCGGACAGACGCAAATAATCTGGATGTTTCATGATCTGTTCAACATTCAATCGAACCAAATCACCCTCATGTAAATCCTGCGGTGCAGAACCACGATTTCGCATAGAAATATACATCTCAGCCAAACTGTGAGAAATGCCTTTCTTCTTCGCCAGACTCCTAAACTTCCTTGTTTGCGATCTGTTCATATCAACCTCTTGCCGCAATATAGCTATCAAGCAAATCAAGAATCTCTTCTACAAGAGATACCCAATTCGGATCAATCTTAATTTCATCCTTGTGATTTCGGTAATACTCCGGAGCAGAATCACCATTAACATACCCCATAGCTTGCCAATCACAAATCATTTCCAGATAAGCACAGATTTTCGTGTCAACATCGTAATAGGACATAAAGTCTCCATTACAATCAATCCAATACTGCCAATGATGATCGTTAGTACGATAATGGCGCTCCCATGCCAGTTCAAAAGCCGCGTCATCAACCACTTCGCCCGCAACAGGATAAAAATGTTGACGATACGGTAAGAATTCTTCCTCAGACATCTTGCTGTCATCGTGATTGCGGATACGCCATTCCATCTCATCAAGAATTTTAGGACGCTGGAATAAATCAATTCCCTTTAAGGCATCACGCAATTCCAGCCATGCTTTTCTAATGTTCTCCTTGTGCTGAGCAATGTAATTCATATACTCAGTTGTCTTTTCTAATAACTCTGTCTTATTAAACTCGCTCATATTTCCTCCTATGACCTATACATCTTTCTGATTCTAACGATATTCTTTCCAAGCAATTCGGCGGCACGAGTGACTTCTTCAACCGTCGTATTCCATCCGAACGAAACTCTAATTGTAGACTTCGCCTGCGTATAATTCCGCCCAATGGCGCTTAGAACATGACTTGGTTCTAAACTGCCGGCAGAGCAAGCAGAAGCAGCAGAAATACATACACCGTCCGAATTCATCAGATGAAGAATAGCCTCAGATTCAACATCATTTATTGTAATACTCAAAATACTGCTTAGCTGATATGATTTCTCATAATGCTCATTGACCTTGATTCCTTCGTCGCATACAGAATATAGCTTTTTCAAAAATGCTTTCCGTAGCACCAATGCGTCACGAGAAAATTCGGTTGGTATTGAAAACATTGCTGCAGTACCAAGCGCAACAATACCAGCTACATTCTCCGTGCCGGCTCTCACGCCAAATTCTTGTCCGCCGCCGTATATAATCGGCTCAATATGCTTTTTAAGCCCGCCGCGCACATACAAAGCTCCAACACCAATCGGCGCACCGAACTTATGCCCACTGATAGACAGCATATCAATTCCGTAAGCATTTACATTGACATCAATATGCCCAACCGCTTGCACTGCATCTGTATGGAATACCGCACCATAGCAATTACAAAGATCTGCAATGCTTTTTATGTCCTGAATAACACCGATTTCGTTATTTACCCACATGACAGACACAAGACCTACATTGTCTTCTTTGAGATATTTTTCAAGTTCAAATAAATCAACCTGACCATATGTATCAACGGAAAGCGGTTTCACGACTATTCCAAGGCGAGTCAGTAAGTTACACTGGTTCAAAATGGCGTGATGCTCAATTTGGCTAACAAGCATTACATTATGATTCGTTGCATTTAGAGCAGATGCCATTCCTGTGAGAGCCAAATTATCTGACTCAGATCCACCAGAAGTAAAAATGATTTCTTCTGGGCTATCCGCACCGATTAGCTTAGACACATCAAAACGAGCCTGATAAATGGCTTGGTGTGCTTGTCGGCCAGCGGAATGAAGAGAACTTGGATTGCCACATTTTCCAGAACTATACCAATAATTCAAAGCTTCATATACAGGCGGTCGAATGCTTGTTGTCGCTGCATGATCTAAATAAATCATCGTTTTCTCCTTTATGGGTGGACGGGCAAAGCCCGTCCGCGCCACGCTATCACAAAAATTACACACTAACATTTAGATTGTTAGTATAGGTCGCCTACACACTCCGAAAAATATGTCTCTTGGTTTTCTTGCAAGATGCTTTCGTAATACGGAATATCTTCCGATTGCTCAATAGGAGTAAAATCTTCACATCTTTTATCACATAAACACTTGTCAACCCAATAACATCCATGACAAGTCAAAGCATTGTCGTTCATATTTCATTGTTCCTTTCATCTGTCACATGCGCATCATCTCCTAACATCTCCAATCTTTTTAACCTGCCCCTTTCAAGACGCGCTTTGGAGGCGGCAATCTGCTCCTCCGTCAAAACTACCTTCTTTTTTGGTTTTACCTTGAACCATTCCGCTGGAATATGAGCAATCAAACTTCCGTCCGGATTCACATGCCGAATCTCTACTTCATCTGGGTATTGCTCTTTAAGCTTCCATATTTGATTGATCCATCTTGTTTCGCTACTAAAGAATGTTGCAATCTTTTCTCCTGCAACATGATCAATAGCTGTCTCTCTAATATCACCCGTCATGTGCTTCACCTATATATTCCAATAGAAATTTCTTGATTTTTCTTTGACACTGAACTTCTGGCTTATCAGAGAAGCCCTGAATTGCACAGCACCTTCCGCCACAAACAACATCGCACAATGTAAAAATCGGAATCGCAGCCAAAAGACAGGAAACATCGTCTATATCAACTAAATTCTTATTTTTGCTCTCCATTGTCATCCTCTACATAAACACATCGGTCAAAATCAAAAACCCAAACAAAAGGATTTTGCTCCCATCCGATCTTGGATCGTTTCTTCTCCGATACCCCACTGTTCCACTTAGAAGCAAAGGCAAGCTCAGGCGATAAAACACCTGGCAACCAAATACCTTCTCGTTCGATATCATTAAGTGAGATATCCTGTAATCGTTCTACACGAACATCTATGATTCTTATAAAATGCCTTGCAGCATCATTTGGCATTTGAACAGATGGTTTCCAATTGAACAAGAGATAGCCTTGCGGTGGATCTCTATCCAAACGATACACATACTTGTCACCAATCATTGCCCATGTTTCTTTTAGAGCAAGAATATCTCCCTTTTCGTATGGCGGCTTAATGACCTTGCGCTCTTCTTCTGCATCTTGCGCATCCAATAAAAATCCCGCTTCGGTCATTTCTCCACCTGAGATATCTTGCTTATTCATGGCAATGCGAAAACAATGCTTTTCATTTTCAACGATTTGTCTTAGCGCATCGCCATTAAGCCTTATGTACTTCACGCTCATATTCGCACTCTGATTCCTCCTTATACATGAGTCCATATCTGACCACTTACTATTTTAGAAATTAAATTCGCAGACACTCCATATTGATTTGCTAATTCCTTTCTGTTACACCTTACACCAGAACCTCTTGGTATATAGTTCATACGGATTTCTCGCACATCATCCTCAGTCAGTTTCGACATACCATTACAGCTTCCGGTATAAGCGCCAAGGTGTGACAGATATCCGAGTTGTGCCGGTACATCATAGTCGATCAGTTCAAGGTCAACGGCATGAAAATAATTTTCCTGCCTTGTACACCATTCGAGGTTATCTACCCAATTATGCTGCTTGCAGCCGTCAATATGATTGACGATTTCATACCCAATAGGATTCGGAATAAAAGTCTCAGCAACACACCGATGTATTCTCACATTAAGCCGACGTCCAAACACAGAAATGCAAACTTGCTGATATCCGCCAGCACCATAACCGCAAGAGTAGATCTTGCCAGTAATGGCATTTCGTATTCTGCCGAAAGTAGACACTTCAAACCGCCATGAGTAATCGACACCCTGATATACAGTACCTTGCCATACTTCGCTATCGAAATCACGAAACACCAAATCACTTCCCAATATTATTGTGCCAGAACCTTATCCGCTACGGAATCGTAATATCGCATCCAAAGATGTTGAATGAGAGCTTTTCTATGCGGCTGCTCCAAACGATCAAGCACATCAAGAAGCCCTTTAATCGCTGTGTCATTCTTCTCAACGATGTTCAAAACACGCCACACTTCGATTCCAAACTCATTTCCGTAATTCTTTTGCAGCTCAGCCGGCAAAATCTGTTTAGCAACTCGTTCACTGATATTACCCATTGGCTTCACCAGACTCCTTTGGAGTAAAACCATTACAGTTGCGTAGCCATATAGGATCGAAGTTGACAGGCCACATAAACCAGCCGCTCATAACGCCATGCTTCTCAGCACGAATATCCAGCTTTGCGGCCTGAAGAAAATTTGTCGGCTCAAACATGGAAAATAAATTCGTATCGTTCCCAGGATAGCAACAACAACTATGTGCATCGCCTGGAACATCACCCCTATATTTGCACTTATAACACATTCCTAACTCATACACGATTTTTCACCTCGCAAAGAAGACCGACTAAGCCGTTCAACAGACTTACGCAATCTTAGGTTTTCTTTTTCAAGCTCGTGAAGCTGGACATCATAACTAACAACAGATCCAGCAAGCTCTAAATTTTGTTCTTTCAGGTCTTCAACGCCGGTTCGCAGCGAAGCAACAAAGACACACGCACTGTAATCCTCGATCCACCACGCACACTGTTCTCCGATGCACTTTGATCCAACACCGCCCCTGATAGAAGCAAGAGGACAATACTTCTCATTCTCCATGCTTAATAAACCTCCCACTTATAGTCAAAAGAACGCCGATATCCGCCTTTGCCAGCACCACCGATTTTTCCTCTACGAACCAGACGATTTGAATAATTGCGGTAATACTTTTTGGCTTTTGAATTCTTTGGATAGACGATATACGCACCATTGCGATGCCAGATATCTCGCACATAGCATCCTTCAATAGCCCGCATCAAATCATTGCGCTTTTTCACGCGCATCTTTCTTCGATACGCCTTGCCAGTCTTACGCCTTCCAATTCGTTCAAAATCATCTTTCTGGCAAAAGGCATCATCACAATAACCACCAACAAAGAAAGGATAATCAATCTTATCACATCCGCAATGGTCATATTGAAAAGCGCCGGCTTCATCAGCATTGCGATATCTTCTTTCTACATCCTCCGAAATAGGGCATTCATCACAGCAGAAATAAGCAGATCCAACATCAATCATTCAGCTCACCTCAGTATCGTAGTTGTTTTTAAGGACTTTCTTTACCATAGCCCATCCATCGTCAGTTAGCTTCTTCTCATAACCATAGCGTGTCAGCGCCCGCTCGTAAAAACGAAAACGCCGATGATCTTCACCATAAACAACGATTTTTGTCTCAAATGTCTCTGACAGAAAGACTTCATTCTCAAATTCGAGGAGTTTATCCCTGCACCAGATCAGAGCCTCAGCGCCGCAGCGTCCAGTGTACTTCAAAGAAATATTGTTATCCTTGGTCTGATTGAAATAGCCATTTAATGCTTTCTTCTTATCTGCTACAGCGAATACGACCTGATACTCAATGGATCTCGACCGATAGAAGCGATAGAACGCGATCATGCAATACTGCCCGTTTGAGAGCCTATGTCGCTCGTAGTAGCACTCGTTTTTACTGTTCCATATCATCAGCGTGATTCTGCGGATGACAGCGCGGAAATGGGCAGTTATCACAATCATTGCCATCGCAACACTCGCCGTCATTTCTAAGTGCGCGAACAATCACATAGCAAATAGCGAAAATAGCAAAAATCAGACCAATAAGAGTCAGTACATCATCAATTTTCATATGGTTTAACTAATTCCTTTACTCGTTTTTTCAATCCACTCCGTAAGCAAATCCCTCATGCGCTTACTTGGCAGATATAAGCTGATTTCTTCACCGTTTCTAATTGCAGAACGCCAGATCCACTGAATCATAGTTGACAACGCATAATGGTCGTTATCAAAAATTACACCCTTACTCGCGTAATAGTGAACGATATCGCCATTCGCAAAAAGATTGATTGGGTAGGCCAGCGCCCGACAATGGCTAAATTGGTTGGTTGCCTTTGCATTAAAGACTACAGATGAGTTCCAATAGCCCTTTCCTCTGATTCTCCCCCAATACTCCTTGTAAGTACCGCACATTCGCTCTTGTGCTGGAATATCACCGCTTCGCTTTTGAAAGTAGTTCATCAAATTGCGGCGAACCTGATTCACACCATCTGTTTTTGACTTGTACCAGTTCATAGAAAGCGCGTGTTTCATATCGCCAACACTATTGATTCGCTGACCGTCATCAATATGAATCATGTCTTTCAGCCGATACACATAATCCGGAACATACTCTGGTTTGTCGGAAAAGATATACCCTCCGCCCTCTGTACGGCGAATACCGATATTCACATATGGGATATTGTTGATCTGCATAAACAGATCCATTTCAGAGTTTTTGAACAGATAAGTAAGCACGAACACATCATCAACAGCTTCCAACAGCTCTTTGGAGAATAGCCAGTACCACACGCACCCATTCTGCTTGGATTTGTTATAAACCAGCGGTCTTGATGCCATAAGGCGAAACATGTGAGAAAATACGCCGCCGTCATACGGCTTATCAGTTCTACGGTATTCGTCCGGAGTAGCCTCATAAACATAGCCGGCATCAATAGCGAGCTGGATATCGGAATAGGCGACCTGTTTATCCGCTTGCAGCACGGTCACTTCCTCGTCGATGATAATGCAGTATCCATTTTCCTTTAGGAGCTGGATCGTCTCTGGCGTATAGTACATAAGGCACTGATGTGTCGATGTAATATTGCGCCCCTGCCGAATCAGCCCTAATGTGTGCATAGCCTTAGAAAAGAGGAATTCCGGAATCCTGTCACTCGGCTCAACGAAATCCGCCTGAGGACAGTTATTCTTAATTCTTTCCGCTTCTGGGAGGTACGGCGTGATATAGAGAAACTTCTTTTCCGGATGTGCGTTAATATAGCCAATCGTCGCGCTGGTCTTGCCGCTGCCCATAATAGCATCACACACTCTGACCATCTTCGTCTACCTCGTCATCAAAGCCTTCTTCAAAATAGTCGCAGTATGTTTCATCCGGAACGCAATACGAATACGGTTCCCAGAAACTCACACGATCTACGGAGATATAATCGACCGAAGCATCGTCACCATAGCGGACTTTCAAACAAACCGGAATGCCCAAGCGGTTTCTGATAATGGACTCTACAACACCGGCCTGCTGCGAAGAAGTAGCTTCAACATAACAGCCCTTATGAACATTGTCGATCAGATTCCGATAAGAGTATGTGGACATTTCATGGCTTTCCAGCTTCATAATATCCTCGTATGCGGGTTGTGTTTTACGCCTCATTTTCAGCCTCCAAAGTCACTCGATTTTCCGTGTTTTCGACCGAGTTGGTCGAAAATTAAGAAATTTAGATGCCAAACATACCGTTGTTCAACGCATTTCTTGTATCCGTACCCCTTAATACCAGACAAATCTTTTTTGTTTGTAGCAATGGAATAATCATCACCCTACGAAATCATGATCTGAGACTACATTGATGCACATGTTTTTGTAGAGAGCTTTGTCTTCCTCATCGGTAATACCGAGGTAGCGCAAGGTCACTTCTGGAGAACTATGCCCAAATGCTCTTTGCAACATGGTAATGTCCAAATTTGCCTTTTCACTATTGTACTTGTACTGATGCCATCCCCATGTTTTACGGCAGGTGTGACTACCGATATTCTGTTTCAATCCGCAAGCTGCCGCTGCTTCTTTCAAAACCTTACGGAAAGTACCAACCTGAATAGCACCGCCCTCTCTTGATGGAAAGAGATATTCTCCAGAGTGTAGATACGCACCTTTGATTGGAAATGCCCACTCAAGAGCATCCTTACAAGCAGTATTCAGGAAAACAGTTCTATGTTTCTTTGTTTTGCTCTGGTAGATGTCGATTCCGTCTGAGGTGTTTTCCTCATCCTCAATCAGCCTTACAGAACCATCAGGGGAGAATACTTGGTTCATCTTCAAATCCAAAAGCTCATTTGCTCTTAATCCGAGATTGATGCCTAAGGTGAATGCAAGTACATACTTGTTATTCTTATGCTCATACAGCCAGTTTGCCATAGCAATAATGTCCTTATGAGTTTTGATGGGATATACAGTTTGGCGTTCACCAGTCTTGCAGTTATTGGGTTTCTTCTTGCTAAGCAGCTTTTCAATCTCCGGATGTAAGGTTATTTGTAGGATCGCACCTTCGGTAGACTGCCCCATATTCACCACTCCTTGCATATTGTTTAGCTAATTCTTTAGTGGAAGAAAAAGCGTTGTTCAACGAACAATCCTTACATAAGATATTATACCACAAATCGGTCTAAAGTCAATAAAAATCGGATAGAAAATATTGTTTGGCTAATTCCACTGATTTGCAAATTCGATAGAAGTGCGTTGATTAAGGCGTATTCCGTAGCATAAAAACATGAAAATGTATTTTTGCATGTTGCCAAGAAGACGAAGAATAAGCGTTGATTAAGGCATTCTTCCGAAGAGAAGTCTGTAGCAGAGGATATTTATATTTGTAAGGAAATATATCGTTGATGAACGGTGTGTTTGTGAGATGATGGTTCGGTGAAAAAGATAGAGGCGTGGAGAAGAGGGTACAAAGCCAAATTTTTGGCGTTGGTGAGGTCGTGAAAATATGAACCGTCCCCGCCTTCCGTATGGTCAAAACTGGCGTTGATCTCTGTTGATTCCGCATACTCCACAAAAGCAGAACCGAAAAAGGCGGCGTTTCTGCTGCTGTCCGTGTCTGTCGGTGCTGGGCTGGCTCTGGTGGTTGATCTGCTGGGCGTTCGGTGAGACGGGGAGAAAAGCGGCGTTTTACTGTCGTTTTCTCTTCGTTCCCTCTCTTCTTTCCTCTCTTTCCCTTCTCTCTGTCTCCGTCTCCGCTCATGGTCTACAGTGCCGCGCTTCTGGCTCTCTGGCTCTGGCTCGATCTCTGCGGCTCTGGTGGGGCTTAGTGTCTGCTGGGCGGTCTTGTCTCCGCTGCTGCCGTCGTGCTGGCTCTGGCTCTTCTGGCGTTTCGCTTCTGGGCTTGATCTCTGGGGCGGCTCTGCCGCTGGTGCTGTCTCCGTGTCCTTTCGTCCGTGTGTCGCTTCTGGGGCTGGCGCTTCGTCCGCTCCGGTGCTGTCTGAGCGTGTCCAGGCGTTCCCGTGTCCAGTGCTGCGGCTCTGGTGGGGCTGGGCTTGGTAGATGATGCAGGCCAAAAGGATATAGCAGAATGCACAATTTTGAAAGGGCGTATTTGTATGATATGCTAATGGCATATTGCACAAAAAGATGCTGTTTTTGACTTGCTATTTTTACATTCTGTCAAGATATTATTTGGCTATTTCCTATTGAAAATTCCGCTTTTGTGTGGTATAATCCTTTATGTAAGGTAAAGGAAACGAGATCGACGGCGGCGGGTGCGCCGCTGCTGGACGGTCTAAGGAAGTAGTTAAATAATACGGAGGTTATAATCATGAATAAACTGTCGGCTCTCGTCCCTCTGAAAAGCAAAATCACTGTCTATGTTCCCGCTACGGTATCCGTAGATCAGGAGATCGACAATGCTGCATACGTTGAGCGCGTCGCGCGTACTCTCTCCGCCTGTTTCGGCGGTGCTACGGCTTCGCCGGTGCGCGGTTATTGGGTTTCCGACTCTGGGGAGCTGGTAAAAGAGGCCACAACAATGGTTTTCGCGTACTGCTCCACGGCTGACGCTGAAAAGTATATTGATGATGTTGTTTCCCTCTGCTACGAGCTGAAGCGAGAAATGGGTCAAGAAGCGATTGCCCTTGAATATAACGGCGAGATGTATTTCATCTGATTGAGTAAAACAGCGGCGGCGGGGTCATTCCCGCCGCGCCGGTAAAATGAAGGCGGGGTTTTGAAATGAAAGCAACGAGAAAGCAAATCAAGGCGGCAAACGAGATCGCGGCGCGGTTTAGCGGATGGCACGAGCCGCACGAGATCGCGGCGATGTATGACGAGCTGGAGAAGATCGGCGTTTCTACTGGCTGCATCACAAACCGGCAGGACTTCCCGAATCTTGGATGCTGGCAAGGTCATTGTGAGTGGTACATAAACGGCGAGGAAGTGGAAAACAGCGTTTTTGTGTACTCCGTCTATGAAGGAAATCCGAATATCACGCGCAACGATTACAACATTTACTTTTCTTGAAATCCCGCCTGATGATGGTTAGATGGTAACTAACCGAAACGGCCACGGCTGGCCGTCGTGGGAAACCGAAATTAAAACGCGCTGCGGCGCTGGTCAATGAAATGAGGTAAACGAAATGAAAAAGTACAATGTCAAGTCGATCATGTCACGCGCCTGGGCTATCTATCACGAAACCGACAAAGGCGATGGCCTGCGCCCTGTGTTCTCTCTCTGTCTGGCTATGGCGTGGGAAGACGCAAAGAACACGCCGGAAAACATCCTGCATCAGTGGGCGGAGATGGATACCAAAGCGCAGATCAACATGCTGACGGCTAACATCAAGAAGGCGGCAAAGAACGAGATCGGATACAGCACAGAAGATCACTATGCAGAGTTTAACGAGACTGTCGCATGGTTCTTGAATCATCACGGGATCGACGGCCTTGTAAATGAGGCTTGGGTAAAGCTGGCGGAACGGCTGGATGCTGACTATCTGGACAAGCTCAACGCAAAACGCGCCGCGTCTGGCAAGGTCAATATTTCTCTGGTGGCTCTGGTGTATCGCAGTGCGAAAGATGCAATCCGCGCCGTATATCGTGACGATATCAAACACGGACGCGCCCGCGTTCACGAGATCACCGACAAGAACGGCGAGAGCCGCGACTATCTGGACACGATGGCAAGCACCGGCAAGGATGAGACGGCAAGCACTGCAACGCTGCGCGTAGCGCTGGAACAGTTTGTAAACAGCCGCGATGAAATCGACCGCATGATTATTGAATGCAAGCGCGACAATTACACGGAACGCGAGATTGCGGAAGTTGTCGGAATCAATCGCGCCGCCGTTCATAAGCGCATTGACAAGATGCGCGAGGCTCTGCGGAACATCGGCCTTACACCTGCGGAAGTTGCGGCGTAAGGAAGTAGTTAAACAGTATGAGCGCCGCTCCGGTAGGAGCTGGGGCGGCTGCTCTGAAAAAATCTTGAACGACGGTAAGCAAACGGCGGAAACGCTTGGAGGGTGTAGAGGATGGATGCAAACAAAGCTTTTCAGATGATTGAAAAAGCCTTTTCAGATAAGCGGCTTGTACTGGTAACGGATGGAACGGTAACGCGCCGTGTGGTATCTGTTGGACTGGCGGAAAAGCTCTACATTCACACGGAGACGGGCGGATGGGTAGAGATCAAACGGAGCTTTTGCGGCCTGACTTTGGAGGGCTGGGGCTTGCTGGATGCGGCGGAAGCCTTGTATATCGCGCCTGAATGGTGGATTGCAAACGGAACGGATGACGAGAACGGAGGAAACGAAAATGTATGAGCGGAGACGGAGAAGATCGCGGACGCGCTCGCAGGTGATGCTGCAGCAGCGTTTGATGGGGCTTTTGCTGGTGGTGCTGTCCGTTGTGATGTTGATTGTTTGCGCACACGGAACGACGATAGAAGACCGTGATGGAACGGGTGCTTTTATGGTGCTGCCGATGGGCTTGTATCTCATCTTTACAAAGAAAATTTGTATCTACTGGTAAGCAAGCGGAAAGTCTGGCGGGTAGATATAATAGGAGGATGAAACATGCAAAGCTTTACACAAACGGAAATCAAGTGGATGATCGGAGCGCTTCAAGAAAAGGCGCGAGCGTATCATGAAGCCGCTCGCATGGCGGATAACGCGGACAATAGCAATAATCCTTTGGATGGTTCGTTGTACCGTCTGCGGGAGGAACAGTTTGACGCGATGGCCTGCAAGCTCCAGAAGGTGCTGGACGGCAAGAGCAGGCGCGTAGAAATCACATTGTAATAAATGGAGGTAACATTATGCCGAGCGTAACTCGTGAGCAGGTTAATAAGTGGAACGCGAAACTTCAAAACGGTTTTCGGTTTGACATTCAGCGCTATGTTGTTTGGGGCGAGAAGCAGATCAAGAAGTCTATCGAGCTGGCGGATGGTCGGATTCTGACCGCTGAAATTCACTTCCGCGATGCGCGGGACGGATACAAGTACATCGGAAATGAGGCTTGCATTTCTCTGGCAATCTGGACGCGCTGCGAGAACAGCGACATGATGAAATCGGAGGGTATGGGATATCACGAGGTTCTGGGCGCGGTTCATATGAACGCCTTAAATAATCCGTGGGTTCTCGGAGGTCGATAACTTATGCAGTTGAAACATCGGATGAAACAGAACAGAAAAGCAACGCATATCCAGTGGGATGTTGACGATCTGGAAGATTTGGAGCTGTTGCCAACGGAAATTGATATTCCGGACGATATGACGGACATGGAGGAAATTTCCGACTATATCACAGATCAAACGGGCTTTTGTCATAACGGATTCATTGTGGAGGATTGAATCGTGTCGATCATGAAAATGTATGTCGAGGAATATCTTGCTGCCGAGCAGGTCGCGGAAGACCGCTATATCATTCATCTATCTAACGGGAAAGAGATCGAGGTTACAGAGCATCCCGTGCATAACGGAAACATGTGGGACTGGAAGATTGATTCTCAGGTGTTTGATACGGATGACTACGCACTGAATTATTTGAAAAAGCTTGTAGCGGAAAAGCTGACCGGCAAGCGAATTATCTTGCACAAGAAGCGCGAAAAGCCTGATATTTGCGGATATGCCTGCCGCTTTCCTGGCAAATGTAACAGCGCTTTGTGTAGTGATTGTCCTGTTGCGGAGGCATTCTTTGCAGAACGCGATGGCGTAGAACTTGTTTATGCGATATGAGATAGAAAACATCTGAATAAGTTTTGAAAATCTGGCGGAATGGGGAAATCTGTTCCGCCTAATTTTTTTGCCTATGTGGTACGCAAAATCTTTTTTCGATGGGTAGTTATAATAGAAGGAGTGATAAAAATGCTGCTGAGTGAAATCAATGGAGAATATCAGAAAAAGCGGATGATCGTCTATAATGCGGATGGCACGAAGCCGATTGTTCATAATATCGAAGTTGCTCCGATTTTCGGAAATATCTATATGAGTAGGCTGGAAAAGAGCGACACACGCAGTTATGCGGCTTGCGATTTGTATTTGTATCTGGAAGATTGCGGAGTTGGCCTGCTGGTCGGCACGGCGGCGGAAGATGATAGCTTGGAGCTTGTTGAAGGGCGGGTTCGGCGCTATCGTGTCGGCTCTGATGGTGAATTTCTGGCAATGATACGCGATTGCATCAATACCGGTTCGTATATTAGCCTTATCTATATTGAGTTGGTAAAGCTTTTGGATGAATCTCTCGTTCCTGGATGCTTTGAAGCGCGGAAGATTTTCGCAGAGAAGCAAAGAGCGAAGCGCGAGGCGGAACGGGCGCAGCGTGAAGCGGAAGAAGCTGCGTATGTAAAAGAGCGGAACGAAGCGGCGCAAAAGAAAGTCGCGCAGGCCATTGAAACTTTGAAAAACGGCGGACGTCTGGTCAATTTTGATGTTGAAATCTTCAAAAGCCGTTATCATAGTAGCTCGTACAGCATTTTCAATTATCTGGCGCGTCAATATGGTGTAAAAATACCGATTAAAACGCAAGGCTGGATCAATAGCAGCCTGCTGGATATCACGGACAAAGATGGAAAGATGAGCGGCGGACATATGAGCGGAAAAAATCAATCGACTGTCA